ACATGACATCAATAAACTCGTGAGGAAGGAGCTTATCGCAGCGAACGTAGAGACGGCGGCCTCCACAACCATGGGCGTCATGATAGACGAGCTCTGCACGGAGCTTGGCACCATCTCATGTCTCATCAATAACGAACCTCTGCAGTCGCTCCTCACCTCTATCAAGGATGGTGACACCGTTAACAAATGGCTGGGCCAGCAAGGCCAGCAAGGCTACCTCACCAACGTGACAGAGGTGTGTCCACGCATGAACGTCCTGGACGGTACTACAACGAGCGCGCTTCTAGAAAACGACTATGATGACACCTCGTATGTTTGCCCGAGCCTCTCCATAAGAAACATCTACGACAACAACATGATGTACGAGTCCGTCCTGTTCCTTCCCCTTCACGATAAGACGTACGAGGATCCCTATGCAGTGTCGTGGCCCAATGAGGCAAACGATACTAAGATAGCTCTCCTGAGGATCAAGATGCGAGAGGAAATTGCCAAGTATCACGACCTTTCAGCGTCGAGCAAAGAGGTCAACAACGTAATCATCTATCTGTACTTCTGTATATTGGAGAGGCTCGGCGAGCATCTCACACGTGGTGAGGCGATGCGCAACATCTCAAGAGCTATCCTCAGCTTTATCCTGTGCGCGGCCTCCAGCGGGGTTTGCCCACTCCCTTTATATCAGATCGTATCTCATAACGCCTCAATCACAGTCCCTGATAGCTCAATCTGGTGGATGTACTTCAAACTAAGAACACTCTGGAAATACACAGAATGGGATCAAACAATCATTGAAAATAAGTTCAAACACTTCATGGTCAAGTGTGTTCGAAAGTACGTTGTTGACCCGGTTACCAACCAGCTACGCGGAAACAGCAAGAAGCGCGAGTTACTCCGAAAGTGCGCCCTGTGGAGCAAGAAGAACATGGAGCTGGAGTGGCTGCGTACCACCATTCCTCGCATTCAGAATGGCGAGATGCCCCACCCGTACGGAGACCATGTGTCTACGCGTGGAGGAGCCATCATTAACAAGTATCTGAAACACGAGCCGGGACACCCAAACCGTGAATACGTGCTTACCGCGTGCGCCGCTATAGTCATCAAGAGGTCGCGCAACAACTGGAGGATCCCCATTCCCGAGCAAGCACAAGACGAACATGATGTCGTCATCGATAAGCGTCTCAACCTCAGAAACCTGCCCGAGATGGAGCTGTTTAAATTTGGCACTAATTTCAAAGACGTGGTGAAGACCCTGTACGATAACCACATGAACATTGAGAAGTCAGAGGAGTTGGCTGTAGCACTATTGTAAAAGGATTCGATTCATTACCTCCGGGTAATGAATGAGTTAGGGAGTGGCTGTAATCAGTAAAATGAACGAATGCAAAGCACGCGGAGGAGGTTACGACACCCTCGTCTTATCTGGAAACTCAACAAACGCCATTGTTACGCTGGGTGCTCTTCAATACCTCATCGATATAGGCCATATCAACCACGTCAAGAACTACATAGGAACGTCGTCAGGCGCTATCCTGTCCCTTCTCTTGCTCATCGGCTACCAGCCCATCGAGATCCTTACCTATCTCTGCATGGAGAAGGTATACAAGAAAATGGTTCAATTCAACATCTCCAACATGCTACTCATGGGTAAACCCCTCATGAGCTTTGAGCCAATCAAGAGTTCCCTGGAACAACTGATCATGGAGAAGTTAGGACACATGCCCACGATGAAGTCGGTGGAGAGACTTGGACTTGGACTTGACGACGACGACGACGACGTCGTAAAGAGGTTGGTCTTCACAACGTACAACCTGACTGACGACCGCCGTGAGTACATATCATCAGACACACACCCAGATCTGCCCGTTATTTACGGTATACGTATGAGTAGCAACTTCCCTCTGGTCTTTGAACCGTACCTATATGACGGGAAGGCGTACCTGGATGGTGGTATTGTTGACAATTTTGCTGTCGAGTACGGAGAACGCATTGGTAGCAAGTGCCTTGGTGTGATGACAAACAACCCCCAACGCAAGTACAGTCCTCACGACTTTGGCAACATTGAATTTGTGTGGAAGGTATTTCAGATCTTCATCAAAACGGTCACCAAAGACAAAATAGACAGGACCAACTGTGACATCGTCAGTTTGGACTTCAAGTCCAATTTCTTCAATTTTGACAGCAGCAACAACGAACTGATTGCGATGTTCGACAAGGGTTACGAGCTGTGCAAGACAAACACCCTCTGGGACAAGAGGCAAATGTAGAAATGAAATGAGAAATGTAGTTGCGCAATTGACCTTGTGCACACATACATATATCATATTTGATTGACATGGGTGCGTTAGATTATCTGTACTGAAGCTTATTCAATAACTCCGGATTGAAATCTCCCACCTCCTGCTTCATCCACTTCCAAGCCAACGTCTTATTCACCTTCAAACCGACATTTTCAAACACATCTCGCCTGTGGATAGCCGTCACCGGATACAGCAACCCGGACAAATAATGACGGACCTGAGTCCTGAATTCTTCTTCATCCGGATTTGTAATCACTTTGTTATGAGGAATCCCATTCACAACATTTACATATGAGGCATGATTTGTAGGCCTCGGCACAACAGGTCTCAGCCTCTGTACATTGAGGCTCGCTACCAACATGGACAGGCCCTCATTTATCTTTTCAACCTCCTCTGTATACCTCTCACATATGTACCTAATGATCTCCCTGAGCTCCGTGTAGTGGAGCTGATAAAACTCCTTTCCTTTCTTGTCTACGAAACGTCCGATAAGGTCTTTCACTCTCGATTCGGCGTGGTGATAGTCAGCTACCATGAAGATATCCGAGTAGTAGAACATATCTCCATTTGCTGATCTTGTGTTGTAGGTTGAGAGCCGCTGCTGCAGCTTATCTGAGGACTGGACGCCTCCGATCTTGAATCTGTTACGTTTGGCATAGGAGTCGCAGGTGGCTATGTAGATGACCTCTGAGCAGTTGCGTTGGTTGTCTGAGACGGAGATGTCTTTGAGGATGGATATGTAGTCCTGTTGTTCCTCTAGTTGCTGGTCTTTTAACCTCAGTTGCTCCTCAAAATATTTAGTTAGTTCATCTACTGTTTGTGTTTTATATTCACCTTTCTTCCTGAGAGATGGTATTACTTCTTCTGTAATCCAGTCTTTGAATTGAAGCGCGACTGGTAATCGACAGTGAAATATAAGATCATATAAACCAGATTCATTTATATAAATAGATTGTAATTCATTGTGTGTAAATGGGGGGGGTGAAACGCCCCCCCCTAAAATAGAAGAGAGATTATGTTTCTTTCGTTCAGATATATGTTTCTTTAAAGCGTCTTTATAGTCAGAATACCCTAGCGCTTTACATACATCTTTCCCACAAAACCAAGGGTTCTCATAATCACCAGATATCTTCACCTTCTTGTCCTCAAATTTGAAGACCTCTTTCATGAATTCGTTTATGTTCATTGCCATCTTTTCATTCTTAGGTTGAATTTTTGGGATAAATTCAATATTCCCGGAGCTCCATGATAGGCGGTTTCGGGTTTATGAATCCTGAACGATCGATTGCGGTAGTGAGCTGTGCAAGGCAAAGGGACAAGAAGACCGAAGGCAAATAAGACTTCTTCGCTGGCAGTAGATGACCTTGTGCAGTTATTGTGATGAGGTAAAATGCAAAAATGCAAGAGCGTATAACAACTACAATCGCTTTCACACTCACCAACATCATTCAGTTCGGCATCGTAATAAAGGTGATCACACCCCCTGTCGTCTGCTACTTGGTGTGTGCAGCCTCTGCGCTCGCAGGCGCAACGATCCTGCCATGTTTCATAACCATGGATCACGCACTCCACTCAAACCTGAACCGCTTCTGCAAAGTCGCAATTATGTTAGTGACCGCGTGTATTCCGTTCGCCTCAGCAATAAATGTACGTGTGGCGCTCCATTACTGTTTTGATGAAAATTGGTACATATGGTTCGTACAGGGATCCACCATACCCGCCATGTTCTGGACCACCTACCTAATGTTATTCGGCAAATCTCCCATTCATGACATATAAATTTCATAATTTCATTCATAACCAACGGGTTATGAATTACAGCAATATATCTCATATCTCAAGTCATCATAGAGGCATCAATGCCGTATACAATGCCTCTCCATTCACCAAGTAGCCCAGGACCAATCCGGGGAGTACACCGACATATTTCGTTAGATTTGTAATTTCCTCTGTGTTAACATATGAATACACATCGACAGGTCTATCCTCAATATCTTCTATATCTTCTTTTCCATACATATCATACACATTGTATCCATAGCGGTTCCAAAATATCACCAACTCAGTAGCAACACGAAGCCCCGATTTGATGACCTTTCTTCCACCATCGTCTTGGTGGTATACAGGCATCACATTCTGAGCAAGATAAATGTGGTCGGCGATTCGTGGATTGTATATGAAGTATGGTCGTGAGTAGTTGATCCTCACGTTTTTCGTCACTGTGTTGTTCGTCTTGTAGCTGTCGATCAGTCCCTGAACAGCCTCGGGGCTGTCCACTACGAACTGAGAAGGGGACTCGTCGAAGTCGGAGATCTCATCGTAGAAGCCGTCGATATACACTTTATCCTTGTATCTAAGTAGGTCGTCGAAGTGCGTGTTTTGGTACAACCTGAGCATGTATATCAACCTGATGAGCATCTCCCGAGAGGTTGTGATGACTTTACTCCTTCCGTGCACAAATTGTGAATCGAGTGAGTACTTTGATGAGATGTTTCTACTCTTGAAGATATGGTTTGGCTTGATGATCGTGTGTTGATTAATGAACTGAAGTAGTTGCCGTTCACTCATGGGGTGAGTGGTGTAGTGTTCTGCGTGCATGAATCTTGACATGAGGTAAAGGCCATATTGGTAGATAATCTTAGCTATCTTTTTATTATGGCTGAAGTGAGATATCACCGTGGTTGTTTGTTCAAATAAATTATCGTAGTCCTGAGGATCATCCATTGTTAGCACGCCCTTCAGTCTACTCGGATCATCGCAGAGGAATGTGACATGTAGGTTTCCCCTGCTCAACATCGCCTCCACCTCACGCACACGTCCTGCTTTGACACGTTGTTTTGTGAACACGACCTTGTTGGCGATGTTATTGTTAGCGTCGCTGAACGCCCGAAGGACGTCTAGCGTAGTTCTATATAACCGCGTTGCTGTAGCTGCGTTGTAAGGAGGGAGAGGCTCGGACACCATAGTTATCATATTGCCATTGAAATTAAAATTGATCAACCTGCATTTCCCGTAGACATCGATGATTTGTGATCTGACATCGAGCCTGGGTATGGATACTGAGAGTAGCATTGAGTTGTGACTGAATGATCTGTTGAGATTCCTAAAGATATCCCACATTTTCTGAACCACGTGATCGTAATGGGGGAAAGACGTGTCCATGTTGTCGAGCACCTTCATGTCGGGGGTCTTTGTCCTTGTGATTAGTTCGCACTGGATCTCCGAGATGTCCTCGTCTTTGGTGTTTATGTCGTGTTGGTAGACGAACACGGTGTTGCGCGTGGGCTTCATCTTGTAGTAGGCTTGAGCGTGGCGGGGGATGTGCATCGTCCCGCTTGGGTCCTTGTCGCTAGCAGACAGGACGAATATATTACAGTTGAAGACCAACTCGAGCACGTGTCCAAACTCGAGGGCGTTGAGACTCGAGTTGGTCAGTTTGTCCACTATCGAATCCATGGGTTCGTCGTAGAACTCCTGTTTGGCCGCCATCGCGTTGGTCTCTGTGGCGATCTCTCTCCTCTTGCGTTCTACCACAGGTATACGATCCTCTACGTTGAGAAACTGCAAGTTTTGAACATTCAAGGCGAGCATGACGCACTCTAGGAATGAGCTCTTTGTGATGTTGGAGCCAACCCTGATGAACTGATATTCGGGATTGGGTTCAATCAAAGAGAAGAGCTCCTTGATCCTGGGTGGAAGTATGCCAGGAAGACCTGGTTGCAACGTCTTTCCTGAAATGAAGATGTCCTGCTCCGCCGCGCTCTTCGTCTTCAAACGGCCCTGGTTGTAATAGTGCCTGAATTTGGTTCCTTCCCTATTCTGGTTCTTTGTATAGCAACACGGAATGTACGGAAACTTCTTCTTGTTCTCAAGTGTATTCTCCCTCAGGCCCGGGTACGGATGAGTAGTATGGTCGCACACATAATAGCGCTTGATGCTCTCCCCATAAACAGGGAATTCGATCACCTGCTTTTCCTTGGTTCGCATGTAGTTGTTTGCCTGCTCTTTGGTGATGATGGTGGGTCGTTTCAGACACTTCCTCGAGTACGTCGGCATAAAGATATCTGGCGCCACAGCCCTTAGTTCCAATTTCTCTATCTTCCTAGGCCTCCTTATCAGCTTTGTCTGCTCATCCTTGAGAAAACTGGGTCCTAGATAGTTCCTGTACTCGGCCAGTATCAGGTCTCTCTCGTTATTATACAGGGTGAACAACCTCCCCAATATCTTCTGATACTTCAATGAATCTTCTATCGTGGTCGCTTTGACTCTAACACGAATAAAGTTAGTGCCTTCATCTTCCATCCCGTACATGTTGGCCTTGTCTGTCCCCTTCATCGTTATGCTCATGATGTCGACCGTGTTCAGGATGTACATATAAGCATTCATCTTAATCTTGGAGGCCCTGATCGCCTCGTTCAGCGTCACAATCTTATTGAAGAAGGGGTTGTTCATGCACATTTCCGCCCAGATAGGTATGAGGATAGTCTGGAACGGGTATGTAATGAAGCCCACCGTGGCAACCTCATCGATGCGCGTGATCATGCTTCTGTCCAACTTAGGGAAGACTTGCAGCGCTCTGTCGATGAAGACCTCTCGCGATACGTTTCGGTGGCCCACGTTCATTGTCAGCGTGGCGATGATCGTATCGTTGACAATTGTGAATGCCGCGTCGGTGTACTTCTTGTACTCGTTCTTCAGCTGCCTCAGATCGGTCGTGATCTCGCCGTTAACCTTAATCAAAATCACGTTCGGCGTTTCCATGTCAAGCCAGTCACGATTTGGCTTAAAGTCGTGGAAGATCTTGTAGAAAGGTCCCGAGATGCCACCCGTGGTAGCATACGGGACCATCTTGTTGACTGTCAACGAGTTAAACAGCTCTGGCACCGTGATTTGTTCCAACATCGGAAAACGAACATTGAACTGAACCATTGACACTTCGTAATCAACTGTATTGATAGAAGGAATATTTTCAAATTCATTAAATGCCAGCGTCGTTGCATCTACTTCTTTCCTCAATTTGTCTATTTTATCCTTCATTTTCTTCCTGATGTCGACTCTGTCCTTCCAGATTGTCTTCGCGTTCAGCGTGAGCCCTGTAATGATGAATGTTATAAACATCTCTATCTCTTTATCCGTCTTATCCGTGTTGGTGATGTCATGCGTCACCACGAAGAGTCGCTCAGCCTCTTCCCTACTAATCTTGTTAAAGTTGACCTTGTCATCGGGGAAAGTCACCTCCTTGGAATTCACGATTGGTTCCAGAGCGTTGTTCACGACCAGATTACCAGTCTGCATCGGACTCTCAAGCTCAGGATCGAACACGAGGTATTGAGGTAGAGTGTTCATCGATATTGCTATCCTGTCTTTGATCGTATCCACCGTATCAGACAGATATACCTTGAAGCTCTTACCATTTATCTGCATATTTTACTCATCTAAGAAAGCTTTTAGACGACTAATATAACACCTACATAAAATGACTCACTGTGATTACAACAGTGAACACCCAGAGTACACGTACATGCGCTTGGTCCGCGACGTTCTCGACAGGGGTGAGCATCGCGACACTAGGACCAACACTAGGACCAACACGACGTTACCTGTTTTGTCTCTGTTTGGGACACAGAGCAGATACGACATCAGCGATGGTATAGTTCCTCTCCTCACAACTAAACACATATTTATCAAGAAAATCATTGAAGAGTTGTTGTTGTTTACGGGTACAAATGACGTGTCAAACAGAGATGCGATGCTTTGGGATGACGATCATCACAGAGAGCGAGAGAGCGAAGAGGATTTCGATCATCGACTCAGAAATCTAATTCAACATATCAAGACAAACCAACACCACAGTCTTATATTATGTGCATGGAACGCGCAGTTACAGTTCTACGTTCATGGTACCTCTGACAATAAACTGTCCTGTCATTTGTATCAACACAGCGGCGATCTGGGGTTGGGCGTCCCGTTCAGCATAGCGAGCTACGCGATTCTAACACACATGATAGCTCACGTGACCGGGCTACAGGCTACCGAGTTGGTACACACGATGGGAGATGCATATATATTCATCAAGAATGTTGAGGCACTCGAGGAACAACTGAAGAAGATCCCTGACCCATTTCCAAAGCTATCTTTTAAGAGACATATGACGGATATTGACCAGTTCACATACGAAGACTTCGAAAATTTTCATTAAAGAAGACCGAACGAACGGGCCTCAAACGAAAACGAAAGAATGAATGGGTTATGCTTCATTACCTGAGGTAAGGTAATGAACTTGAACTTCTTCTTATCCTATTGTGAGGGTGTTCATGGGTATGCTTACATCTGTGTCATCCAGCGTCAATCCAGCCATTGGGATTTCAATATCGTGCACACTCGGTCTTTCATGTACTACGTATCGATCTTTTAAAAACACCACGAGGTCATCAAAGTATGATGGGCATATATATTGATAGAGCTTATACTTATCGTTGATCGATAACCACTTCCTTACTTCGGCGACTATGCGTTTATCGTTCATAATGATCTCGATTCCTCCGCACTGGATTGAGAAGTGGCCCGGTTCTTTATACCATTTGAGTTTGTATTGATCTGCTTGCTCAATGATAATATCGTAATGGTTGAAGAAAGAGTTTCTGTTAAAGATTTGTTTAACGGTGTCATTGATCTTATTTAACGGACATTGGAACAGTTCGTTTTTGAGGTTGTGTTCGACGAGGGCTCTGTGGATGTACGTCTCGAGTGTGACGTAGTTGACCGTTTTCCAGTAGTTGACGATGTAGTACTGGTCTTCGCTCGTACGCGTGTTGTTGAATTGTTTCAAACGGCGTTCGAGGTTATCTGTGAATCCTATCTTGTAGATATCCTTGGTCTTGTACAAATGTGTACTTATCACATACACATAACCACTTTTCATATCTTATAATATAAGTTATTTCAACCATAACCCGTTCAAGTTTACTTCATATATTTGTCTATACAGATGTGTTTGGTTCCTTCATGCTACGTTCGGCTGTGTTGGTCATATTGTTGATTGTTCCGAGAAGATTGGTGCCAGTCTTTTTGAAAATCATCTTACTGACGACAAAGAGGACCACGTTCATAGTCAGCATCATGAATAGCCTTATCTCTGGTGACCACTTGCTTCCTGAGGGCACATAGCTTTTTTCTGCCATCTCCACTAACAACTGATCGTATGTGTTCATGGACATGATCTGCTGCTGTGCAAAACCCTCCATGTCAAAATTGATTTTACCCAGCACAACCTCGCAGCCCATGACGAAGACGATCATGTATCGCTTCCAGTTCTCGACAGACGAATCCAGAGACAGTTTCTTTGTAAGCATCTCATACTTTTGAGACATGAGTTTGGGGTCGGAGTACAGCGTAAACTCGGGAATGCTAGCGTTGGGGTGCATTCTCCTTAAGACTTCGTACTTGAAATAGACGGCGTTTCTTTCCTTCTGTGTTTCTTCGTCCTCATCCATGTAGTTGTAAGTGTTGTTTAAGGTCACTTTCTTCTTTTGTTGAAGTTCATGGAGTGTAGGTGGTTGTGACTGTGGCGGCGATGATGGTTTGTCTTCACCTAGGAGGGTGTTGAGCTGGTCCTCGATTGCTTTCTCAAATGGCTCCTCTCGGACGTCTTCAGAGTTTTCCACGTTTTCCGTTTGTTCCATGTTTTGTTCCATGGTTTGTTCTGGGTTCGGGTTTTGATAAGAATAGTCTTGTTCGAATGAGGGAGGGGGCACCTCTTCTGATGCTGTTGGTGGTGTGTATAGTTTGTTGAGTAATTCCCTACGCACCTTGGTCTTGTTCTCGAGTAGTTCGAGATACAACATGGGCATTCTCGGAAAACTCTTTTGAGGAAGTATTCGTTCATAATCTTCAATAGGAACACGTTCTATCAGTAATTCTCCCATATTTTGAAATCGTTGTGGTTTTGTTAACCCTTTATAACGCTGTATTTCAATTACCTCTTGAGGTAATTGATGCTAAGAAAAGATGGAGAGTTGGAGAGTTATGTCCTTTTTAGGTAATTTTTGAATGGATACAATCGTTTGAGTGCGTAGTCGAATACAAATACTTGAGATGATAGCATACCCACACGTGTATAGAAATCGTTAATGATGTTTAACTTCTCAATCAGCGTGAATAAGACAATGAGCTGCATTAACACTAGAAACACCAATTTGACGTTGCTCTCCTCATCCGGGTCTATTTGCTTATACAAGTAGATCGCGACCCACTCAATCACCATCCCTATGACGAAGCCCAACGTGAACCTGATTACATTTTCGATGATCATTTTACAACCCAAACGTGTTTTTTACTTTTTCGTCCTACCACGTGCTGGGAGGAACGCGCTCTCTTCACGACACATACCAATCGGACCTCATCCTATTGTCCATTCTCTTCATTACATAGTTTCTTGTAGAACTCTATAGCTTTAGGGTGAGCGTTGAACTTGGTCAGGTTTTTGATGAAGAGGCTGTTGATGTCCTTCACTCTCGAGAGCGCGACGTATGCCTGTCCGTATTCAAACACCCCTTTCAAATCGATGATGGCACAGTCAAGCGTCATACCTTGGCTCTTATGCACTGTGATCGCATACGCCAACCTGAGAGGAATCTGGGAAATGGTGGCGATTGATCGCTTACCGTCTTTGACTTCATATTCGTGTTGGTATATAGGTATAGGTAATGCCTCTGTATTAAATTTGACAACAGGTATGTGTTTAGTTTTCTCCTTTCCTTCTTTATTCACAGTCTTCAACTTCAGAAACTGCGTGACAACACCTCTGCTCCCGTTGACAAGCCCTCTCTTGACGTCCATGTTCACCAACAGCATCACCTGAGCACCTACCGAAAGTGAAATCGTCGGTTGCACATTACACAGCTTCGTAATGTCCATGTTCAAATGAGCACTGTTCTTACTCTTGCATGTGAATGTGTAGATCTCTTTTGCTGGTAGTTGCTCCAGTTTGGTTATGTTTATCTTATCCACGTCCTCGTTTTGACACAAGATCATCGTTGGTTTGATCTCCATACTTGATATCTTATCTTTGGTCGGAATGTTCTGTGTGATGTATTTATAGTCGTCCTCAGTCATCTCTCCGAATCTGGCCCTATTGAGACAGGACTGAAAATATTTGTCCGTCTGCCTTAAGATCTCCGTTAGATGGAAGACCTCAAATTTGCACTCCTTCCAGACCTTGCTCTCGAAACAGAAATCCCCGTTGATGCAGGGTAACTGTAGAAAGTCACCACCAAAGACGAGCTGCATACCGCCGAAGGGCTCGCTGCGTGTGCGGACACGTTTGGCAATCCTGTCGAGTTTATCAAGGAGGTCTGCAGGCAACATGCTCACCTCATCTACCACTAGTATATTGGTATCCCGCCACTTACGCTTCAACTTATCGCGCCCTTTAATCTTGTTCACAAGGTCGTCATCCGAATCCTTCCCTAGCCCTATACCCAAATATGAGTGTAGGGTTGTACCACCTATCAGCACCGCCGCTGACCCAGTCATTGCTGTGACACCTAGGTTCATAAACATGTCATGGAGGTTGTTGATGATCGTCGTCTTTCCCGTGCCTCCAGGACCCGTAATCATAACATTCTTCCCATTCTTGATGGCACTAATAACACGGATTTGATCGTTGGTCAATAACATGTTGTTATCTTATTTCTAAGTATAGTTCTAATTGCATAAGATTCAAATAACACCGTAATCCATAAAATATATGAAGTTTGAAATTGTAAAATTATGTAAAATAATTACTTCAAAATGATTGCAATCCAAGCGCGTTCCAAGTCTAGAAAGACAAAGACAACAAAACGACTTTCCAAATCTGGGAAGCAAATCAAGTGTGGAAAAAAACAAGTGCTTTCCACACTTGGGAAAGGAAATCAACACCTTATGAAACCTATTGAGTTTCAGCATATTGAATTTCAACCTGTTGAGTTTCAACAGGTTGAATTTAAACAGATTGAGTTTCAAAGGTGAATGAGTTGATAGGACAATTTTCTATTCAATCGACCAGTTATTGGATTTTTAAATAGAAAATTCATATCCCCCGGGATATGAATTACAAAGAGATCACCCCATAATGGGTTAATTTCTATATTGAAGCTTATTCAACAACCCCGCGTCGTAATCACCAATCTCTTGCTTGATCCAATCCCAGGCCATCTTCTTATTAACTTTCAAATCTAAACATGATATACTGTCAAATATGTCTTTTCGATGAATTACTTCTACTGGGTATAACAATTTTGACAGATAATTTCTCACATGTTTTCTAAATTCCTCTTCGTCTGGATTCTTGTTAACTCCATCTACAACATGATTCACAGGCCTCGGTACAACCGGTCTCAGCCTCAATACGCAGAGGCTCGCTATCAGTCTGGATAGACCCGCATTTATATTTTCAACCTCTTCTGTATACCTCTCACATATGTACTTGATGATCTCCCGCAGTTCAGTGTAGTGGAGCTGGTAAAACTCCTTTCCCTTCTTGTCTACGAAACGTCCGATAAGGTCTTTCACTCTTGATTCGGCGTGGTGGTAGTCGGCGACCATGTAGATGTCCGAGTAATAGAACATGTCTCCGTTTGCGGATCTTGTGTTGTATGTGCATAGCCGCTGCTGTAGCTTGTCTAACGATTGTACGCCTCCGATTTTGAATCTGTTACGTTTGGCGTAGGACTCACAGCTGGCTATGTAGATGACCTCTGCGCAGTTGCGTTGAGTGTCTGAGACGGAGATGTCTTTGAGGATGGATATGTAGCCCTGTTGTTCTTCGAGTTGTTGTTTATATTGATCCCTTTCCTGTTCATACAATTTTTCTTTTATCTTCAATTGCTCTTCTTTTATCCTCAACTGCTCTTCTTTTATCTTTAATTGCTCTTTTACCAATTCTTCTACCAATTCTTCTACCAATTCTTCTTCTACCAATTCTTCTTCTACCAATTCTTTTGTTTTCAATTGCTCTTCTACCAACTCTTCTTTTACTTCTTTTATTTTTTGCACCCACTTCTCGTTTTTTATCCTCCGCTCTTTTACCCCTTGTTGCTGCTTTATCTTTCGTTCCTTTATACGCTCTCTTAACCTCAATTGCTCATCATTTTCGATCTTTAACCAGTCCCTTTTATCGGCTATAAATCCTGTTTTGATGAGGATCTTTATGATGATTCTTTTGACTGATCGTAACATGTTCTGCAAGAACCGTTTTATGTGATTTGAAGACATTTTGTATAAAGACGTGTGAGTTTTGGATAAAATTCAACTTTCAAAAATGTATTTTTCGTAGGATAGGGCGTAGGACCATCCATGAATGGGTTAATTGAACCAGTGACGATAGACTGACGATAGACGTAACACGTAAAAAACGTATTTATAACCCATTAGGGTTATAAATAGATGATTTAGGTATGACTGAACCAACAAAACTGCATATCATGAACTAATTTTTCGACCTCCTTATCTAACCTGCTGATCATATCCTCGTCGTCCGTTAGATTGAGATTGAGCTCAGCTATGAATTCTGTTTTGATGAGAATACCTTCCTCATAAGATGAGTCTTTGATTATCTTGACGACAAAATATTGATCATCCGGTATGCTGTACTTGGTAATGATGTCTTTGACAGAACGTAGGCCTTTGAACAGGTTCGGGAAGAAATGTTTGAGGTCGTTTGCCAAGTATGTGTCATGTCCGTTATAAATGATTGTTTGTAGATGATTATGATTTGAAGCCATTTATCTAATGTATTGTCGTTTTTGTTAAAAATTCAATTGTTCAGTTTCATCATACCATTACAGATTGTACAAACCAGCTTACCATCAGCACCGTGATCATCGACAAGAGGATGGTAGTGTATGTGGCTCTGAATATGGCCGCTACGACGCCCACCAGCAGCGCCAATATAACAGGCCACCATTTCATGAGGAATGCCCAACATGACGATCGCGTCCCATCACGCGGTATCAGTGGCGGTTCTCCATTTTCTCCATCTTCTCCATCTCCATTTTCTCCATCTTCTCCATCTTCTCCATCGTCTCCATTGTCTCCATTTTCTCCATCATCTCTATCATCTCCAGCGTTAGCTCGCTCATATTGGAGCTTCTTGCCTATACCGAACCCCTTCCTTAGACAAGACATTGGTGTGCCCAACTGTTTGCCCATAGGGGGCGCTTTCGTTCCACAATATGTATTGTCGGGTATGATTGCTTGATAGTTGGGATTGAACCCTGTTAGATTGGAGCGGAGTCCCTGACTCACCCCCTTCTTGAGACACTCGTAGGGCGTTCCTATCCGCCTATTGCCTACCTCATATAAGTTGTTGCCGCAATAAATTCGTTCTCTGCTCATTTTAACACATATATATCTTTTCGGTCCTGGTCAATTTGAAAATAAAATATTGAAAAATATGGTTAGAATTAGAATTTAACATGACTCACAATCACAACCCTGCTTCTCTGTTTCGTATTTGCGGACGTGTGGTCCAGCTTTCAAAGCTGCCTATAGCCAACATGCCGAAGACGATTCAAGATTGCTTCAGCTCTCCGTGTTGCCTCATGACCCCTTATAAGCAGGGGTTCGGGTTAGATTGGAGGAGTGAAGGTACTCATGTGGCTGCTGAAGTAGGTCATAATGATTGTCTTCAGTATGCTCTCGATCACGGTTACACCTGGGATTCGATCACGACTGAAATAGCAGCCAAGGAGGGGCATTTTCACAGCCTGGTTTACGCGCACCGTAACGGGTGTCCCATGACGTCCGAGTGCATCGACGCAGCCATGGAGAACGGTCATCTCGCGTGCGTCCAATACGCGCACAAGAACGGCTGCAATTGGAGCGAAAGCTCATTAATTATGTCGATCAAGAATAACAAGGTTGAGTGCTTCAAATACGCTTATGACAACGGCGCTCCGTATGACGACATAGTTATGAACATACTATGTCCAGGATTAAATGATGAGATTATCGATTTTTTGTATTCTAAGGGTCACAGTCACCCAGGTGTACATACCTAAGCGATCGCATAAATTAATTTCATTTTTAATTAATTTCATTCATAACCCTGGGGTTATGAAATTTATATAATTTATGAGATTTTCAATTTGAGGCCCATGCCGATCAACTCTTGATAGAAAAGCTTTGTAGCGAAGGGCATGTTTTTCATTTCAATCTTGCTCTCCTGACAGACTTGACAGAAGTCGCGCTTGTCGGGTACATTTCCACATTTCTTACACACAGGGATCGCGTACTTGTCGCTCTTGTCGAACAAACACTCCTTCAGAATACGACTGGACCCGTGACTGAGCATGCAGTCTTTTTCCATCTCACCGAATCTGAGACCACCATCACGAGACCTCCCCGCCACAGGCTGATGTGTCAATGTGTCCAGAGGACCTGCCACGCGCGCATGGATCTTGTCGGCGACCATATGTTTCAAGCGTTGATAGAAGCAGGGTGCCAAGAAGATCTTGCTAGGTATCATCTCCCCCGTCCTCCCGTCCATCATGGTTGACGTGTATGTATCGATTCCTGCGCGCTTGGCCCAGTCCAATAGCTCTTGTTCGATGTTCCTATGCTTGAACGGGGTAGCATCCATTTGGGTGCCTAGTTTGCAACCAACTAGGTTAAAGCACATTTCGATGAGCATATTGATGGTCATTCTTGATGGTATGGCATGTGGGTTGATGATGAGGTCTGGTTTGACACCATCTTTGTCGAACGGCATGTCCTCCTCAGGGAATATCATGCCACACGTTCCCTTCTGAGCTGTTGAGGACGCGAACTTGTCTCCGATTTCCGGGGTGCGGGGGATACGAATCCTGACCTTAATCACTCTGATTCCTTCGTTGTTGAGCGTGTTCAGAACTTTGTCTAGATAGCCTTCCTCTCCGTGCTTGATGACAATGCTGGTGTCTGAGATCTCAGAAACTCGTGATCCGTCCTCCTTTTTGATCATTTTCTTCGTGGTGCGTCCAATAATGACAGTGCCTTTTTTCAAGAATATGTTTCGTTTCCAAACAAGGCCATCTTCATTTAGATGGGTATAGTCATAGTTTCTGTTCCTATATTGGAACTTGGGGAGGCAGATATTCTCGAAGTCAGAGTTGCCTTTCTTCTTCTCCTCCTCAACAATGGTTTTATATGTTGTGGACATGAAGAGTCCACGGTCTAAAGACCCCTTGTTGAGGATAATGCTGTCTTCTTGGTTGAAGCCGCTATAGGTCATGATTGCCACAATAGGATTGGCGCCGTGCGACATATCATCGAAATGGAGGACGTTGACCATTTCATTTTTAGTGAGTGGTTTTTGAGGGGTGTTGAGCACTTGCAGCGTAGTGTCATAGCGCTGTTGGTACGCGGTGCTGGGGATGCCGATCGCCTGTTTGCCCATTGAGGCCTGGTACGCGTTTCTTGGAGACTGAGAATGGTTCGAGAGTGGAATCACAGCTGCCATCACGCCCATCATGGTTGAGGCGGGACATATCTCTAAGTAGTCACATCTGTTCTTTTCGAGATCGTCTTCGGTCATAGCGACGACCGCTTGCTCGAGCTCCCACACCTCTCTGAAGACGATGCTTCCATCCTTCACGTGCTCATTCCAGTTTTTGTCTGGGTTCTTTTTGTACAAGATTGTGTTACGAGGTCCCAATGCAAACAGGGGTCTGAGTATACGACCCTCGTCTGTCCAAATATGAACCTCGTTCTCGTCTATCAGTCTCACAATGGATACGTTGTTGTCGATCACGTCGGATAGCCTGTAAGCATTAAACTCCTTCACAAACTGTAAGGATTTGTCGCAGGTCCCCACGATGTACCCATTCACCAACACAGCGATGTTCCCATTCATGTCAGTTCGGAACGTGTTCATCTTCATGATCACTTCAGTGGTTAGTTTGGGACACACGTGCACTGAAATCTGAGCCGAGAGAGCTAGGTTGGAGACGAGACCCACTGTGTCACCTTCAGGTGTTTCGTAGGGACATATGAATGAGAAGTGGGAGGCGTGAAGTTGGCGCGCGCTGGGGATCTTTCCCTTCTTGCCAACGGGCAGCATGATGCGCCTTAGGTGGGATATTTTAGCTCCGTAATTCTGCATCGACAGTACCTGAGAGACGCCCACGCGCGTATATAGAGAGCTCTTTTGGGTGTTCCAGCTCCCGGTCATGAAGGCTTGATTCATGACGTTCGAGATAATCTTGATGTCCTTGATAATGACGATGGGATCGGGATTCTTTTTGCTCTCCATCTGGTTCGATAGGGTCTTAACGAACTGTTTGAATAGGATCTGGAATAGGAATGCCATGAGAGATGATGTCCCGTCTATCCGCTTGTTGGCCAGGTTATCCTTGTCGTCGGTGACTTTATTTCTGTTCACCGTGTCAACCATCTTCTTGATGATGTACCCGAGGTGTAGTCCCGACTTCTCAGGGGTAAGACGACCCACGTGATAAAACAACTCCTTCTGAAGAATGTCCCTCACGTACGCACAGTCCTTCACCTCGTCGGATATGTCATTAGCGATTGACTCGATGGCCTCTTCCGATGTGACTTCCAACCTGTGTTGCTGGACGAGCGTTTCGAGAACAGTGGCATCTGTGACGCGGGTCATCTTTATCATATCGTCTTCGCCGATCCCCAGCGCCTTGAACACCAAGCCTGCTGGTAGGAGGGACTTGGCCTTGATGTAAGGCAGAGAGAAGAAGAGTTCCTTGGTAATTGTATTGATCTTGAGTTGGACGAGGATGGAGTTTCCTTGTTCGTTCATACTTCTCATTTCCGCCATGTATCCGTACTTGTCCTCGGGTGTTCTGTCCACATACACCTTGTTGTAGGCTCGCCTCAACTGTCCTATGAGGACGCGATCCTTACCCTTGATGATGAAGTAGCCGCCAAAGTCGTTCGCACATTCTTGGTTGGCTTCCTTGTTGTTCTCGGACAGTCTGCAGACGTTCGACCTCAGCATCACGGGGATCTTACCGATTGAGATCTGATGGTGCTCGGTCTTTCTTTTTGTCTCGAGATTGGTTACCGTCAATGAAGCGTAGATGGTCCCGTCGTAGTTGATGTTCCTATTCCTCGCCTCGTTTGGGTAGAGGGGTGTGTTTGTGTAGTTGGTATAGTTGATCTTCAGATTGTCTCTGATTTGAGCCGCGTCATCGGTAGTCGCGACGCAGTTCCCTGCTATGCTGGTGTTGACAACTCGGTCCCTCGTCTTCTTTATGAATTTGGGTTTGTCTACAAAGACGTGGTGGAACTCGACTCTCACACCGTTCACCTCGACGGGTTGTTCCCTTGCGACGATGGCTTGCATACCGCGCGTGATGAAGTCATTGTAGGTGTCAATCTGGTGGCTGACGAAGTTGGTCTGGTCGTAGAATTGTTTGATGAGTTTGAACCCCTCACTCTTTTCGGCGATGGGCAGATCCTGATAGCGAGGATCGGGATGCACACATCTGTGCATAGATGCGCTAGAACTACTGCTAGAACTACTGCTAGAACTACTGCTAGAACTACTGCTAGCCATAGTGATACTTATTTATTCTTATGTATTCGTCATATCCACAAACTCAAATATTTTATCCACATGACTAAAAAATGACTGGTAGTAATATCATTCTGATACTGGTGATCATTGCATCTCTGGCTATCTTCTTTTCAGTTGCGGTAGGTGAAGAGTTTTGCAACTGCTATGGCCTCGGTTGGAATACAACCAAACCAACCTATTACATGTATAGACCAATCGGGGATGTGAGTAGTTACGGAGCCGGGCAGAACCTGGGTTGGCGAACCGGCATGCCCTACGACTATTTCGAGGCGCACATGAAGAACAACAATTGGGTCGCGGGCGCGGACCCCTCAGCCACATCAGTCCCCGAACAGCTGAGCGTGAGCACAACGAGGAATGGTGGCTACATGAAAAACTACGGTAGTCCCGCTGCGGGCATCTCCTTTGTGTATGGTCCACATGGGTACCCAAACATGCTCTCAGATGGCACACCTCAATTCGAGGGACCAGCAGGGAGCTTCTCAGACACTGGGTGTCCGTATGCGAATGCGAATGCTTACAACCTCGGTGTAGGCGTCCTGTAGTCTGGTTCATTCATAACCATGGTTATGAAATTGCAATTTGATTGTTCATCCTTCATTCCTTCATTCCTTCATTCCTTCTCATTGATGCTGTATATAGTGTACGCCAAATCTATGATCTTCTGTTTCGATAAACCATTCATTTTGATCTCATCATATGTAAACCCGTCTAGGATCTCATCAGCATTTATCGTTATGTAGTCGTCAACTAACTTCTTGAAACTATCGCGCTCCATCACGGGGTCCGCATTCTTCTCTATTGCTAACTTGTTGATGTTTTGTGCTAGTTTGGCATTCAGTTCGTCCATAATTGACATCTTAATCTTAAGTGATGGTTGTTTCTCCTCGTCAAAGAATCCCTGGATCACCGACACGAGATGAGCACATACACCTGATGTACACACGTCCATACTTTCCAGGATCTCTTCTCTGAGGCGCTTCTTCAGTTGGGTGAATGTCTCTCCATGTTTGGTATAGATAAACTTCCATACTGCGTTGAGTAAATCTAAGAGCTTTACATCCCTCACCATACCTGTTTTGATGCGCTTGATGAACGAGCTCATGTCCTTGTCCGGGAAGATGTTGGTAACTATCTCATCCAAAAACTCGTTTACAACCTCTTCATCTCTCTCGTTGTCGTTGCCGATAACCGCATACAGATCCCTTAAGATATCGTTTCGGTTCGACCAGATTTCCACCGCGTCTTCTATACGACACAGATCGAGATAGAAGAGTAGCTCCTCCTCCACCTTGGTTGTATACACATTTGTAAGATATATGTTTGTGGTAATGAATATTTCCTCAAGACATCTGCCCAATTTGCCTTCTCGGACCACGTTCGTTGGGAAAATGTAGTCATCGAGATAAATCACATCCATGTATCTGTGCATGTCCTCATATTTAAAACGCGAGACAGTGGTGCTTTTCGCGTCATTTATGATCTTGTAGGTCATCCTCGTCTGGAGCCGCTCATTGTCTCCCACGATGATCTTGACGTCTTTGGGGCATCGTTTGAGTATATTGGCCAGTCTGTATGTGACAGATTTTATAGTGTCGTCTCTGAAGACGTTCAACGTGTAGCGACCGTCAAATGTGACGGTCGCCACCATTTCCTCAATTAAGGCTCTGGCTGCTGCAATGACACTCTCATTGATTGTCGTATTGTGCACGTTCTGCGAATCATCATAGATTATATTACGTCGATCTACGATGCGTCTCAGGTTATCAAGTTGTCCTCTTATTATATCCTCAGGAGGTATCTGATCTCGGTCTACTATATTCATATTGAACTCGCCTTCAGGAGGTATCTGATCTCGGTCTATATTCATATTGAACTCAGGAGGTATCTGATCTCGGTTCATGCGCAATTCATCTAGTAGCCTCTCCCCTCGTTCAGGAAAGAACCTATACATTAGGTCCGCCGCTTCAGCTCGGACATGCTCTTCCGGCGACGCGTTGAATACATGCTCTACCTCGTCAAATATCCGCATCATGTCTGGGTGTGATATACCCGGGGATGCGAGGAGGAAGGATAATGAGGTGAGGTACGTGTGATCTCCTACCGTCCCCCGCGACCCCTCGCACCAATAGATCTTGAGGAGTTCAGTCCTTATGTCCTGCTGTCTAATGCGATTGACGAAGTCGACCACGCGCTCATCCTGGATGACTGGTCTCAAGATGTCCAATGCGCGCGAGATGATTGCGGCTGATGAGCTCATGAGACCAGGGTTAGGTAGTATCATAATGACCTTATTGATACGGGTGATAACGTCCATTTTATTTAAGTATTTAACCCATATATAGAAAAATGGTCTAATAATATATGGGTCGACATTATTTCTAACGCTTCCATTACATATCCCCATGGGGATATGTAATTTAGGTTGATCGAATGATCAGTACTTTGATTCACTTGTGCTTGTGATCTCATTACCTTCTTGATCAATAAAATTCAGTCCAAAATATAGCAAGCGCCCACTACGTGCGCATTGTCCGCATGCCTGAGAGCTCGGATTGCATATATCGCCACAACAACAACACGTACTCGTCTCTGGCTCGGCGATTATCAGGTCATCAAAATCTAATTGTTCTTGGTACTTGTAAATGAGTTCCCACATTTCATCTCTTGTTATAATATTATCTTCCATCATCACATCAAGACTCTCGTAAATGCTGTTTACGACCTCGGCAACCAATGAAGGTGAATACATCCCGTTATTATTGCTCAGGATTGTGTGCTGATTTTTCGAGCTCAAGTCAACGGGGATAAGCCTGTTGTACTTGTCACGGATACAGTCCTTACTGATTCCAAATAGAAAGGCAAAGCTACATATCTTCATGTACTGCTTCTTGATGTACTTCTTCGTCTCCGCGCTTATAGCCTCCTCCGAATCAAGAGCTGCGAGGCTGGCCTCGGTGAAGTGCGATCGGTAGTACGCCACACAGTAGTAATCTTGTCCATTAAAATTAACCACTCCTTCGCGATTAGGAGTGTCAATACCAAATATCCACATCTTGTTGAGGAGGATGTTGTCGTCGTTGCTGACAGGAACGAGTGTGCAGTTCATATTGGTTGGTTGTTAAATTATTCAATCATTTTGGCAACTAAATTTCAACTAATCTCGGTCGGTTTTGTTGGAAATTAAAACGCACATTACCTTTATTGAGGATGAAGATGATTGGCGACAATGTTAAATTTGAATTAATATTAATTGTATGGTTCCGATTGAGATAATAAAATTTCTCCTTTACCCCATGTTTACTTTTCTTGAGATGTCGAAATTTCGACCTGTGTTTACGTTTCTTCTTTGATCCTCGGTCAAGAGGAGTAGTGGTGGTAGCAGGAGTAGTGGTAGCAGGAGTAGTGGTAGTAGGAGTTGTGGTAGTAGGAGGAGTAGTGGTAGGAGTGGTGATATTTGGTTTTGCACCGTACATGAACTGGATACCTGCTATGTCGTCAGGTCCTATACCGTTGAGGAAGTCTAAGTACGTTGGGTACATGATATCGACCATTGTATTATTTGTGCTATGACCGAGACCTAACATGTGACCGAATTCATGGGTTAATATTCTGAACAGGAATTTATTGTCGTTCCATTCAGTTTCTGCGGCGTCAAGATGGACGCGTCCATCTGATGGGTAGAACGCGTGCGCGAGCGTACCCCCCGTGCCGTCGAACGGGTATGAGTCGGAGTGATTGCCTTTGTGGAATGAGATTGTAATGTCCGCGTCGTCAATGATCACCACCTCGCTGAACGTCAGCGGTGTGTGCTGTCCCCACTCGTAGAGGGCGCGGTTGATCGTGTTGCGCATCACATTCTGATCGACTAGACCTGTTTGATTGGGTTGGAAATGCGTTGTGTTAAGATAGATCCATTTGAGATTATTTTTGGTCCATTTCACTGACTTAATTGTGTATGGGTCTGGTTTTTTTTTTTAAAGGCACCCGTTGCATTGGCTGCTATGTCATCATAGTATCCGAACCCGTCATTGATTGGTTCGTCCACGTAATCTGGAGTGCCACACGTGATGGGGAACACAATGTTGATAACGGGGGTGTCGATGATGCCGGTTTGGGGAAGCCCGTTGGCGCGCTGGAATCTGCGGAGTGCATTTGCCTCGCGTTTTTTGAGGCGCATCATATTGATTGCCTGGCGAGGGGTTAGAGTGGTCAGTCTGTTCAGATTGTTCCATTGTCGGAGGTGCTTGTTTTTGAAGAAGTTGTTGCTTACCAGGTACTCTAGCACACCTCGCTCAATGAAAATGTCAGCCTCGGTGATGGGTTGAGAGCTGAACGTAATGTTAAGGTCATATGTGACTTCGTTATGTGTGGGGTATCGGTATGGGACCGTAAAAGGAGCAGTTGAGCAACCAATAAAGCTGCCTACGAACAGAAATAGAAATGGATAATATCGCATTGTGGTTTTACTATATTCAATATTCCATAGATCTCATTTAGCATTTAAAGATAACTAGACTAAAAATAAGATTGTGACTTTAAAAAATGACGTATGTAGGACCATTTACTCAAGCTACATTGATGTATGAACCAGACGAAGCTTCATCGAAGGGTGAGGTGGCTACACCTGGGACCATACTGGACTACATTGCTAAGAACCTACCTCACTTTCTGCCTATCGTCAAGAAGGCTAGATATATGTCTTTATACAACACCGACGGTCGATATACACTATTCGTGCCTAAGCGTCTCCCGTCAAACTTCCCACTACTAGACACTAACACGGCGATCCGGATGCTGAGGATGTCCACTGTGCAGGGTGTCATCTACACGAACATGTTATCGAACAACCAGACCGTGTTCCCTCTGGCTCATCCTAAGAACGATCTAGGTATCACCAAGTATAATGGTCAGATTAGAGTGATGAACAATGTGCTCACAGAGGGCGACATTAAGTGTAAGAACGGAATCATTCACCTCCTCGATGGTGTGCTTTGGCCATATTGAACATGAATGAACATCCATCTGATATGGTCAGACCAGAAATCTGTTACCATAGGGTAACAGATTGATTCAGATTATCGCATGATGAAGATGACCAGAATGATGAAGAAGGCGATAAGGATGTACATGACGCCTTGTGATTGATATATGTTTTTCGTGAGTTGTTCCTGTGCATCGGCGGCCATCTCGAAAGCGTTTTCCGCCTTGTCGTGGGCGTCGTCTAGCGCGTGTTCGATCTGTTCCGCTCGTGACATGAGCCTCTGTCTGTTCTGCATCATGGCTACCTGGGCCGCGGAGGCTGCTGGGGTCATCGGCACGACGTACGTCACAGCAGGTGGCACAATTGACCAACGTCTCATTGTTCTGTATACCATTTTTTCTGTTCATAGATAATTAAAATTTATATAGTGATATGACTCATAAATTTATGACAGTCTACTTGTAGATGAAGATGGGCTTCTTCGCCTCTTCACGCTCCTTCGATATAGCGTCCCACTTACCGCTGATCTGTTTCATCATGTCTCCATATCCCATTGTCTTGAAAATCTGATCAAGTGGGTTGATCATGGCCTCGACATAGTACTTGTGATCGAGGTCCAACACATGGGCATGTCTCTTGAAGTAATCGTAGTCTTCGATCCTCTGGCCTAGCGTCGAAACACGCGGCTTCCTGGTCACTACGTACTCAATACGTGAGCCGATGTCTACTGGCACCCCGCGCCTTTTCATACGCGCGGCCAATTGGACATGAGCGGGCATACATGAGATGTAGTACTCATTCTCGCTTCTCCCATGCAAGACCTTGGTTCTTTCTTTTGGATCACTTGGTAATTCCTTCACCTTATAGTCGCCCATACGACCCGTGTCACCGTCGACTGAGTCACCCGAGTCACCAACAGATTTTGTGATCACGAATTCTTTATAATCCAGTTTATTGTCGTAGACATCCCTGACGTATTCATCAACGTGCTTGTATAGGTCATCATGTGTTTTCCCGTCGAATATCATGGCCGTCACTTGCTCGTACACGGATCTGACAACATGCGAATTGTCGCGGCGAGCGAGGATGACACCCTTCTTACCGACCTTCTTGTTGATGTTTCCGTCTCTGTCGATCTCCTGGTACATGTACCGCTTTTTCGACAATATGAGGAAACGTTCATAGATTGTGTTTTCAAACTCTAGTTTGATTGGTTTAGGGAATACGCGTTTGCCGTTATTCATCCAGTTGGTGACCCCGTCCGCTACCTTGATCGCGTAGTCCCATGTCTCTGTAATAGATTGGATGTGAGGGAATGTGACGTAACAGGAGTCCGTATCGCCATAGACTAGAGTTCCTCCAAATTGTGATTGTATCAATTTAGCCGTCTTTTCAAGCGCAATACGTCCCGCGTATGTCACACACATCGCTCCAGGCATGAACGGTAGGTATCCCTTCTTTACACCCATCGCGCCGTACATGCTGTTGGCCGATACCTTGTATGCGAGCTGCTCCTTGTCGTACACCACCCTCTGTGATTTATCTTCGCACATCTTCATGAGCTGTTTGACATGCTTGCGTGAATCCAGTAGACTCTGAATGATGGTAGGGATGACACCTTTCTTGACATCTGGTTTGAGAAACCTATAGTACCGTTTGGCACATATCACTCCGCTGATCTTATTACCATCCTCGTCTTCACGATCGACCAGCTTGGCCTTTTTAAGTTCCTGCCGCCGCTCCCTGTACGGTTTCTGGGCCGCGACCTTCTCATCAATCTTGAATTGGATCTTGGCCTTGGCCTCTTTCACATTTCCCTTGATTGTGCCAGTCTTGATGTTGTCACGTTGGGTTCTGAGGATGGACAACTGCTTTCCAATATCGTCTATCTTTTCGCTGAGCTTCTTGATCTCGATTTCCTTAGGATCGTGCTCGCATCCGATATGATCCTCCCAATCAAAGATGTTGCATTGGTTGTCAGGAGTTGTTTCGTCAGTGATTGTACTATAACAAATATTGTAGGCAATGATGAGTGATGGGTACAAACTGGAGAAGTCGACAGGAACAACGCGCTTATAGAAACCGGGAATAGGTTCAATAACATGCGCGCCTCTGTACCTCTCATTACTCTTGGCTTCGTATCCGTCGTTGTCAACCACGATGTTCTTTCTGAGACAGTACTTGTACACCTGTGAGTACAGTTTGATCTGTTGTCCCTGGGTGTATAGCGTGAACATAGACACATTGCACACTTTGGCCATCTCAGATAACGCCACCCAGGTGTGTAGATGGTTCATGAGCTCAATACAGAGGTTGCTGTCCTGAACACAGTACTTACCAATCACATCCATCTTCTCACGAGTCTTATATGCGATAAAAATGTCCTTATATGTCACGGGATCCTTGGTGTTGTTATTCAAAAACGTAGACGTCACATTTTTTAGAGTGTACGTGTCCAGCTTGTAGTCGCGTTTGATGATGGGCAACAGGTCAAGCAGCAGGATCCCCTCCCAGTTGATGAACTTGAAGACCTGGTTCTTGTACGCGTTGGACGACCACCTCATCTCCTCAATGCGTGCTGGAGTATCCTTGTTGAACCCAACAAGCTTGAACTCGTCGATGAGGAAGAACCTGCAAGCGCGCTTTATTGCGTACTCGATGTCAAACCCGAAGATGTTGAAGCCGGTGATGACGTTGGGTTTCTCATTAGCAATCAGATGCATGAAATCGGAGAGCAATTCCATCTCGCTGTCAAATACATGAACCTCAACATCAGCGAGCAACTCCGATTCCGTTAGGTCCATATCATTGGCTTTCAGACTGAGCAGGATCCTGCGTCGTTCTCGATCTGCCTCTGTGATGACGCATGAGACTTGGAAGATGCAATCGCCGGGTTTGTCGCTGGGCATCTGGTTCATGATTGAGGAATTGACCTCCATATCGAAGGCCATGCATTTGGGAATGACCTGGTCCACCCGATCTGTTCTCTTGAGGTCCTTCCACTTGATGATGTACTCCTCATCACACACAGTTATCTTCTCGCTATCAATAACCGGTTCAGGACAGTGCTGTGAGAAATCGATCCACCCAGACATGGGGATGTCACACAAAGATGTCATCTGAAGGATGGGGTTCGCTGACGTCTCGTGAACTTTCAGTTTGACAGACTCGCCTAGGATTTTGACACCACTTTTGAAACGGAAAACCATATTTTGGAGCTGCTTCTTGGAATTGAATGCGGTGAACATGAAAGGTGTCTTTTTATTCATCTTGTTATCAAAGTTGTACAGGTGATATTTATTCAGGATATGGATATACACAGGAGGTGAGTCCAATTGTTGCAGGTGGTCTATCACAGCGCGCGCCGTGTTTTCACTATTGTTAGGAAGCTGGATGTACGCGTACGGTTTGAAATTCTCCACACGGAGGCATATGTTTCGGTTCCCGTCAGGACCGTGAGATATCCCGTAGATCCTAATAACGGTAGTATCTTGATCATCCAACACCCATTCATAAGCAAACAATTCCTTCATCATGTTACTTATTTATATCAATCGTGATCTTAACCTACTAATCAAATATTCGTACACACATGGTTTTATAACCGAACGGTTATAAAAGAAATGATGGATCTATTCTTGCCCTGTGCCCAGCTTCAGTTCATTCAAGACAATCTGTTTATAGTTGTGCACGCGTTCTCGTAACTGAGACTCGTAGAATTTACATGAAGCTTTGGGAAAGCATTTGTACATCTCTTCAACGAGGGTCTGTTCATGAGTTGCGAAATCAAGTTCATCGATCACACTCTCAATCAGCTCAGCGGTCAGGAACGGACTTTTTATCGCAGATTCATTCTTGTTGAAGATGTTTCTACGTGCGCCGTATATACTGTTCTGGTCAATCCCCCATAGAGCATTATTCTCATCCACCAGGATGTTTCGAGTGGTGTTGTCAGAGGTCCTGAAAAACCCATTGAACAACATAATCTTGATCATTTCTTTGAACATCTCTTCGTCCTTAAGGAGGTCCTTACACTTGTTAAAGTTCTTAACATTGTTAACCTTATTCATGATGACGATGACTTGATCGTGCTCGCTCGTTTCCCATTCATATGTTTTCTTCTTCACTATCGTACCGTCTTTTTCCTGCTCACAATGCTTCATTGTCAGCACTTTCCCTCGGATCTTCCACACCTTGACATCCAGTTCCCTGAGCCCGAACAGGCGCTTCTGTCGATCGATGTACAAATAGTCCATACCGTAGTTCAGACCCTTGTTCATAGGTTTGATAACCTTATCCTTACCTTTTATCGACAAATATCCACATGGTAGCTTCCCTGCGCGTACACCTTTCAAGATGAGCTGCACCTCGTCAACATCTATGTGAATATTTTTGATAGAGTCAGGGTTGACAGCGGCTTTCCTCAGACGAATCTGTGCGACCTCGGGTTGGTTCTGAACCTGATGATAGTGGTCCTTAAGTTCCATAAGTTCCTGGAAGTAAAAGAGCCACGCATCGTCTTCGTTTGTGAGGGTCCCCACATCGATGTCGATGCGTACATCATTCTTATTGTAGATGGCTTCAATCTTCTTCTTGTCAAATGAAGGTGGGTTGGCACCATCGGTATTAGACAGGTCGGTTTCGTACATGAGCCATAGCCAGGGGACTACGACGAAGCTGAAGCGCTTGTTGCTGCCTACCTTGCTCTTGGTGGGCTTCAGACGCTTCCACTCAGTTATGATCATGGGCAGGATGTGGTCCTTCCCCGGGAAGCCACGTTCCTCGAGCATATTCAGCGCCTCTTTGTCGTTGTGGTAGATCCATTGGAGACATTTGATATCTTTATTGTCGACGCCGCTAAGGAAGGCGTTCTTGTCGAGCAGCACGTCTTCTCCTTTGCCGTAGTTGCCGTACAGGTAACTAGGTACCCTTAGCTTCTTTGCATGCGCGATGATGGAGACGATTTCCGCAAGCACGCTCTTGTCAACCCTACCACCGTCCTCCCACTCCTTTATCTTTTCAGCCACGGTGGTGAATGCCCCAACCTGGGAGAACGACACCTCATCAAATAGGATCGTCTTAAGGCAGTTGATCATGCTAGTCCTAATTGCCTTGGCCGCGCGGCGGGTAGTGGATGAGCTTTCGCTTTCAAACGATTTGAAGGCGTCCAGCTCATATACGACCTGGAGCATCTCGATGGGCATGCCCCTGCGCGCGTACTCGTGGATGCCGCTCTTAACCACGTGGAGAGATGAGTGACCAGATTTGGTCGTGAGTTTGAACTGACTACTCAATTCCATTTATTTATCTTACTGTACATCCTGTTCATGAAATCAGGTTTTCAACTTTTCTAATTTGAGGATCAAACGGCGTTCACGACCATCTTTACCGAATTCAAAATTGTATCAAAGTTTTGAATCATAAAGAAAACCTCTGTGTGATTCTGTCCAACACTCTGGTTGATCTTCTTCAGAGTGGCAGAGACGCGCTCTAGGTCAGAAATCAACTGAACAATATCAGCCTTCACAACTTGGGATGTGGGTGTGGTTGTGGGAGAGTCAAGAGACGGAGAAATAGAATCTGTTGATGCATCGGCTGCCGTAGGGACACTGAGGTTAATTGTGATGTTAGTGTTTTTGACAACCTGTGCAAGCAATTCATACAAACCTGGAAGTGTTGTTGTAGTAGACATTTTTTCTCATATTGATCACGTTAACCCATTATCGAGGCATATTTACACCTTTGTTTAGACTGTTTTTATTAAGTTTTTTATTAAGTTTTTTATTAAGTTTTTATTTAGTCAACACGTTTAGTTCTGTGCCTAATTTAATCAATGTGTTGTTGCTAGCCACCGCGTTGTGATACAAGAACCCATCCAATGCAATAAATTGTCCGAAATCTCCCTCATCAACGACTCCCCCAACTCGAAAGAGATATGTTTCTAAACACAACACCCATGTCATCATCCAGTCATCGCGAGGAATGATATGTTTTTTTGCCTCTTCCCCGTGTTTGGCCACGTATTCTGGTGTGACCTCGTCATCCAGATACACAGCCGTAGGTTTGGGGAAGTCCATCTCTGGAACTACTTCTACTTCTGGTCCGATGGACTTAAGGTCAAGTATCATTTTTTTGACGATATTCCATTTCCTCTTGATATTATCGGATCCAATGGCCATCTCCTTATCCACCCAGACGAGCCTTCTCTGCAACATATTTAGAATGACTAGTTGGAAGAACCTATCATCACTCCTAGGAGGTCTTGATCTGTCGACATGCTTGATCATTTCCAACAGGGCCATCTCCTTATTGCCGTGCATCATGAATCCGCTGGCGACAACCGGATTGATTCCTTTCTCCATTGCGTATGTGAATTGGGATGTCTTTTGAATAGTAGGGGCGGCGCCTGGGAAATAGGTAATGACGAAGTCGACAAAGTTTTTGGGTACAGCAGCTTTTCCCGTTTTGGTCTTTGGTTTAAAATTGAAAAGAGTTCCAAACTTCCCCCAATGCTTTATGTCACTGTACGAGTCCAGACCCAATAGTTTCGGGAAGTCGAGCAACTTCATTTCATTCGGACCCAGGCGCTTAGCATCGTTGAGCACGTTGAGTGACCCGTACAAGATGGTGAGTGTGTCTATGATGGAGTTGTGCTGGTATATATTGGTAAACCCATGGTCAATGGTCCCATGTTTTGGCTCGTAGACAATGGCTCTGGACTTACCGTAATCGATCATCACAGGAATGATACTTGGTTTGATTGTGATAACATTTTGCTTTCGATCCGTGGGAGTTGTTTGGAAATTGAGAAAGTAGTTAAATGTAGAGTCGTAGTAACTCATGCTCTGTTGGATCATCACGTTCCAGGGATAAAGATCGTAGTGGATGAAGCCGATGTAGTTTTGGGCGACTGAAAGAGCCAAGTTGAGTTGTACTAGTATTGAAAGGAGGTCTTTGAAGTTGTATTGAGGAGACTTGAGCCAGTGCATGAGAGATACTCCGTTGATGTACTCTACGAACACCATGTCTTGGGCGTCTTTGAGTGGGCCGAACACGTATGCGAAGTTGGGTGTACGCGCCACCATCTTGTTTATGGCCTTGAGACCAATATAGCTCTCGTGTATGTGTTCGAGCGTCTTCCCACGGTGGTTTGCCAGCTTGCCTACCACGTCAATCCCATTGACTGTGAACCGGTCTATCCTCCCGTTGACGTTCGTGAATATGGTTTCATTCCAGGAGAGGTTGTTGATGCTCTTCGACCTCATGACCGTCAATAGACCATCCAGTGCGCCGACACAGCGCTGATCCCTGGGCAACGGGTAATTATACTTATACACATCATCCGTAAACTTGAGGACAGCAGGCGAACCAGTGCTCAATTCGTGAGCCAGTTGGCGTTTCTCGTCCTCTATGGCCCAGATGGCGAGGTCGGGTAAGTACGCGTACGTCTTTGTCGCCGATGACAACTCCCACAATTCCTTTTGAAGAAAGTCCAATATGCCTTCTATACCAAGGTATTTGTTATAGAAGTCGAGCGCGTTTTTGGCGATATGCGCACACTTGTCGTCGTTGGCTTTACACCACTCAATCTTAGAAAGAAGGTCACTTAGGTCCTCTTTGACGGGCACGTAATGCTCGTACATTTTCAAGAATGGATAGTACCACATCTGCCACTGAGATCCTGCCAATAAGACAACGGACCCGGACGATAACTCGTAGGACAGCCTGTATGCGGCCACATGGCCTTCCAATGTGAGGATGTACTTGTACCGGCTTTGATCTTGAAGACTGAGCTTGGTCGCTTTAGGGTAGTTATCCCGTTCGATGGTCTGTAGGTACTCAGCATCTTCGAGCTTACGAGGGCGTAAATTCCACTTGGTGATCCCCACGTCCAACATATTTCTGTGTTGGTGGCCCATCTCAAGAGCTTTCAAGCGCTGGTTAGTTGCGGGAGTGAGCCCAGAGCCTGTACTGGCTCCTCTGAATACAGCCTTCTCAATCTTTTGCTTCCATTGTGTGAGCGCGATGTGCGGGTATTTGCGACAACTGTTTGGGAAGACAAGCTGTGTCTCTTGATATGTTGCCCGAGCCCAATCCTCGTACGTGGGAAAGGGAATGTCCGCATGCATATTGGTTGATGATGCTGAGAGGATTGGGGTGTACTTGTCGTATTTGTGCGACACGAGGGGGTAATGCTTACTACCCCAGATGTGGTTATATGGCTCTGTGGCGTCCCTCTTCATTTGAGGATAGTCGCGACGATTAATAAAGAACTCGATGTCTGGGACATCTCTTTTTTCGCATAGAGTTTTGAACATGTCATACAGCGCGACCTTATTGTTACCCGACGCTGCCACCACAGTTGTAGTATCCTCGACTTCGTACCGGACGAGTGAGTTGTTGGCAACCCATTCATCAAAAGGTTTGATATTCTGTCTGTTAGATCTGTAGCCTAGCAGTTTGGAAATGTGGTTTAAGAAGTCTTGAACTGAGCCGTATTTGGGATCTACCTTAAGAATGTGGCCGAACTCGTTTTTGTAGTGCGCGTTGTCGAATGGAAGAAATGTTTGCAGTTTGTTGTCTGCGATACGTATGAAGATGCCTTTCTTGAATTTGTAGAAGATGTACCTGAATGTGTTGGCGACTGCACGCGAGTCAAGGTCTTTGTTCTTATGCCATATCTTATTGATGACGCGTTTGTTGGCAAATATGTTGGTATTGAAAGATGGTTCAGGTTTGGTTTTAAGGTCTTCACGTATTCTTGAGGCATTGAATTGATCAATGTCTCCAGCTGTGTCTTGTTCGATACGCTGATACCTGGGGTTTGAGAGAATTGGCTGGTTGATGTAGTTATTGCATTCCTCCGCGGTCATTGGCCCTCTGGCCAATCGAGGTATAGGCCTTGGTTTCATTTGAGATTTATACATCTTTTAATTTTGTAAGATTATCGATAACAGGCTTTATTCAAGTGTAGCCACAGCAAGACAGCACATAGGCATATATGGTTACCCATCGCGATTGTGCCGTCGGAGGATCTATGGATCTTATCTGTATCTTAGAAAAGATGTACGTAACGACATACCCCGATGACCATAAGACACCCAACCGCATTAACATGATCCTCGACCTGGACAACACTCTCATATGCTCCTTATCCAAGGATGAGGAGCAACCTATCTTCAAACCAAGAATGAAGCGATTCAATTGGAAGAACATGGAAGGCTTCTACAAAGTTTTCGAGCGCCCAGGTCTTCAGGAGTTCCTAGACTTCCTCTTTGAGAACTTCAACGTCAGTGTGTGGACAGCCGCCTCCAAATCATACGCCCTGTTCATCATCGATGAATTTATCCTCAAAGGTCATCCTAAACGGAGGCTGGACTACGTCTTATTCTCATACCACTGCAAACTGTCCAGGCGCCTCCGGGACACCCAGAAGGCGCTCAGCATCCTCAAGGACGAGTTTAAACTGTTAAACTTTGACATAGACAGGACCTATATAATCGACGACCATCCTGAAGTGTACTCGACCCAACCCGACAACTGCATCAAGGTCAAGGCATTCGAATTCACAGACCGCAAGTCTTGGGAGGATACGGAACTGAAAGACATACGCCCCAGACTGGAGACCCTGTTGAACGAGTGAGAGATGCAGCGGGCGGACAGTGATACAGTGATCGTGGAGGATGTGACTGAGAGATGAGAGACGTGACGATATTACAAAGATTTTGTAATGAGATAAACAGCGACACAGGGTTATGAAAAGATGTCAATAAATATCCTTTCCCTCAACTCTACCGTTATGAAGCGAATAGGGGAGGAAGAAACCATCAACGAAGAGAAAATACAACTTCTCGATACGCTTTTAATAGATACCTCGTATCAGCTAGACCAGAGCGTTTGCGAACAACTACATACCTTGAAGGAGACCATACTCCACGAAAACAAAACATCACGCGCGCTCTTTTTTGCCCGAACCCATGCGATCATCGACGAATACACAAACATCCTCAAAAAACCAATTTCACATATCAAGGAAGACAACCTACCCATCTTGAGGAGAAAGAACGAACTAATCGTCGGTTTCCTCAACATAGTTCGACAAATGGCTAAAACTAAGGAATGGGAACTCGATATACCGGCAAACCCTGAGAAGGTAGACATCGGTTCAGCCTGCCCATCGTGTGAAAACACGGACGAAGATCGATTCGAGATCGATGACTTCAACAGGAAGACCTGTCTCGATTGCTCCACACAACAGTACGCAATCGAAACTGGCATCACCCATAAAGACTACACACGCGTCAACATAGTAGGCAAATTCATCTATAACAGGGTTCTTCACTTTCAGGACTGTATCAAACAATACCAAGGCAAACAAAACTGCAAGATCCCCAATACACTCTACGAAGATCTAGACAATAAGTTCACATCATACAGACTTCTCATCACTGACGTGGACGCACAACTACCCAAACACATCAGGTATTCGAAGATCACACGAAACCATATCATGATGTTCCTTAAAGAATTGCGCTACACCAAACACTACGAAAACATCAACTTAATCTATTTCACATTGACCAGTAAACGTGTTGACGACATCAGCCACCTAGAGGACCGCCTTATCGATGACTTTAAGGAACTGGTGTCCCTATACGATGAGATACACGGCAAGGACAAACTCGAGGAGTTGGACAGAAAGAACTTCATGAATGTACAGTACCTTCTCTTTCAATTGCTCAGACGCCACGGACACCCATGCAAAATCGAAAACTTCACCATCCTCAAGACGGTGGACAGGAAGCTATTCCACGACACCATATGCAAAAATCTCTTCGACAAGCTGGGGTGGAAGTTCACACCAACCTTTTAACCCATCTAGAAGGATCGCTAGCGATATGTTGGGTATGATTTGGTTCCATACTCACTACTCGTTCAATTCGAGCTGGTTCTCCACGTAATCAAACGGGTATTCAATTCCATTCTTCAGTTTCAGGACAATTGTATCACGTTCCATCTCGCGAACTAACCATGTACCAGGTTTGTGAATCGATACAACTCTCATCAGGGCTTTATCAATCTTCCACGGGGTGTTGGTCTCGACAGCAATATCATGCAGCCGTATGCTTTGGTCCAAAACAGACTTTAATGTTTTGTCGCACACAGACCTATCATCGCAGTCAATCACAGCTACTACGCGGCGGGAACTCTTGGGCTTCATGCTATACATGGTTATAAGGTCATTTATGGACGACATACCCAAACGGATGGTTCTATCCCAGTCAAAGTAGACCATCACGATGCCAACTAATGTAAATACAATGGTAAGAACGATTAACCACCTTTTCATTTTATTACTCAGCAATATATTCTGAACCCCAAATAATAGAAAATTCTCTTAGTCATTTAAAAAAGGAAAATGAGTAATCCCAATTTTAAGATAAATCTTCCAATACCAAACAATGCTCTTCTTGCGTCGGGAATCCAGATAGCTTCTGGTACACCACTAGATGGACAAATTCTTGTCTATAATGCAACTATAAACCAGTGGGAATTCCAAGTTCAATCCGGTCCCACGGGTCCTACTGGTCCTACTGGTCCTACTGGTCCTACTGGTCCCACAGGTCCTGCTCCCTAACTCCCATTCTCAAGAGCGTACACAAGTCACAATGTATCCTTTTATCCTTTATGAAATATATGGGAAGCTAAAATGGCAAGTTATTTAGAGATCTACTCGGCTTACCGCAACCGCAACATATGGCCAAACCCAGGCGAATTCGAGGTCCTTGTCTCTATATCTGGACGCAAATCAGCCTTGACAGCTGATGACCCTGTTGTCCTAGCAAGTCCCTCTGTCGCATGGACCTCATCCCTATTTAACAGAACAGTCTTAGGAGCGAACAATGTCCAAGGTGCCATCACTGGTATAGGTGTAGGTAACGCAACATCAAAGCAAATAGTGACCTTTATATCGGGAGCTGACATCCTCCAACAGGACATCAATTACTACAGAGGCGCAACATGGCACAGTATCTCCGACCCTACCCAGTACGCAAAAGTGACCTCATACAAGTATCTGGGTTCTGAACGAGGACAAGTTACCCTGGATAATGCTGTAACTGTTGATGTAGGTGACACATTTGACATTCTCGACCCTACCGATTTGACCGATACATCAAACCCTTTATTTTTTGTACCGATGGGTACCGATGAGCCTAGCGATTATATTGGCTACATTCTTTACAATGAGACGCTGAACCAATTTAGAAATATCAACTCATACGACAACACGACAAAACTCTTAACAGTGGTCGCGACACCCCCCGTTATTGGCTGGTTACCCACACATAACTACTCTATAAGAAAACACCCTCCAGTCTTTGTTTCCGTCGCCAACCCAGGTTCGTCGTCCACGCAAATCGTCTTTGCAGCGGGCACTGCAACAACCGTTGACGGCTTATATAACGGCTGGTTCATTAGGACACCAAACACCTTGTACAATAACGAGCCCACACCACCTCAAGGGGAACAGCGGAGAGTGATCGCGTATGATGGGGCTACCCTTACTGCCACTGTTTCTCCTCCATTCTCAGCCAGTACAACAGGTTTTATATTCGAGATGTTACAGTTCAGTAACGACAACATGTACCCGTTCCCGTTCAGAGCCACGCTGCAGCAAGAGATACCAACGTATTCGATTCGTCTCAATAAGTTGATCTTGCCGAATAGTGTATTGAAGGTGCATGGGGGTGGCAAGACGGCGTTCCACAACTACGTCTACGTCGAGCTGGCCAGCATCGACAACCCCAACAACAACATCATTTTCTCAAACAACCCCAATGCGGTCAGGGCACTGTTCACAGCCACCATCATCAACCATATTGACAATTCCGACTACATTGTCATGGACGGAGACGATATGACTCAGACGGTACGTTTCAGGTTAGACACAAACTTCAAATTCAGGGTCAGCATGCCTAACGGTGAGACGTTTGAAACAGTTATCGGCGACAACCTATCACCTCTTCAACCAAATCCAAAGATCCAGGTTAGGGCCCTCTTCCAATTTGAACCCATTCATACCTAGCCCTTTATGACCTGAATAGCAGGTATGCTCTATTGCTCTATAACCTAACCAAACCAAAAACCATTTTAATTCATAACTACTTCATAACTACTTCATAACTACTTCACTACTTCATATCGATGAGGACCCTGGGTCAACTTCATTCATTACTTCATATCTACTATAGATATGAAATGCCTAGACTCGATCGGGTCCTAAGAAAGCAGGATTATTCATCGTCGTTGTCGCGTTTGTTCGCGTATCCAAGGAGCTCTGCCATCTCTGCCTCTGTGGTGGCTTCCTTGTGTTGGGTGAGCATGTCGTGACCCATCTCCCACTCGTCAGGCTCGCTGAGCGAGGGCGCGTATGGGCGACCAGATGCAGGCTCAAGTCCCTTCCAGTAGTTCTTAGATGCTCTGGCCCTAACCCATGGCTTGGTATGCATTGCCAACCCGCCACCCCATTTTTCATGTTTGTCACTGGCCTCGCATGATCTACCGCGCTCCTTCTCCAATTCCTCAGATATAGCCCGAATATGATAAGGTTCGAAGCCGCAGCACCCGCCGATATAGCGAATGCCCATCTTGTAGGCGTCGCGCGCATACTTGTACATGTCCGCTCGCGTACAAGTACGCGGCTCAAGCGAAAACGGAAATTCGGGTAGGTCGATGAATCCTTGTCTGCCAGCGTCGGGGGTATGAAACGCGAGTGGCTGACACATTAGGTATACCTTCCTATTCATATGCGAAGGTACTGCACCGCCTTTACCTTTGGGCGCGCCTTTATTGAGTAGGTTTGCGTCCTCGAGAGCGTCCTTCATCACCTGCATAGTGTCAAGTGACATAACTGGGTCAAAGTGACAGTTGACGCCGACCACGTTGGCGCCTGCCCTCGCCATTCGCACTGCGCAGTCACCCGCGGATACGCCGTGCAGATCACCCTCGAGTCCGATACACATAGAAGCGCAAATGGCCTTCTTGGTAAGGCCCTCATCAGCGACTAATTCCTTACACGCTTGGATGGCCCACTCCATCTCCTCAATGTGTTCAAAGTACTCACATATGAGGAAGTCGAGATCCTTAAATTGACGTAGCTGTTTCTTGAATTCCTCTTTCACCTTGGTTTTCCCGTCTCCGTTGAGGTATGACGGGGTCTGGCTAATCCCACCAGCAGTGAGGGGGGTGTCACCACCACCACATCCTCCTGTCGCCGCTTTTATTGCGAGTGCCGCAGCCTGCTTGTTGATATTGTCGACAGAGTGTAATTCGCCAGCAAGGTTTCCTCTGTTGCAGAGCTTGTCCTCGCTCGCGTAGAACGTGAAGGCCTGGATCACGTCGGCACCCGCGCGCGCGTACTCTCTATGAAGTTGAAGCACGGCTTCCGGGTGTTCAACGACACACTCGGGGGTCCACGGACCGGCCTTCACATAGCAGCGCTTCTCGAGGGTAAATGCGAAACTGCCGTCTCCTATTACAATACCGTCTCTCAATCTATCCAACAAACTCTTCTTGACTGACATTTTTTAATTCAGTAATTATACAAATAAACCAATTTATCCTTCAAAACAGAGAACCATAACCACCCATCTTAACTTGGCATACATATCATTGCGCAACGATAGGTATGAATGGGTTATTGATTTAAATCACTATATTTCTCGTACATCTTCTCAAGAGCCATGTCAACCTCGTTGTTTGAAAGGTGAGGATACTTTTCACAGATCTCCATTTTATGTTTCTTGAAGAAGACCTGTTTTTCATCGGCTCGCTTGAATTCCATGTACACCTCGTCCTTGCTATCCCTGTGCTGGCGCCACTCGTCGGCAAGCTTAGATGTGATCTGGGTGTTCGGCAAGTATGGGTGCTCCCGCTTCAGTTCGGGACGCCTCTTGAGGCAGAAGAGGATGTAGCACGTGCATCGCCGCTTCTGCCTGTTCTCGTTGATGTAGCGGAGTCTACGGAAATGTTGTTGGTTCTCCGTGGAGCACCAGGTACTGACGATCCCGGGGCACTGTTCCTCATAATCCTTCAGGAACTTGATAATGAACGCGTTGTGTTTCTTCATTGTTTTCCTTACACAATATATTTTCGAAGCGTTTCCTGCTCGCTCTCGTTGAGCATTTGGGCCAGTCTCTCATCGATCATGACCTCTTTATGGTTAGGAGAAAAGGGGTCCATCACCAACAATGTCATACCCTCCGTGTATTTGTTCTGCATGCTAGGCAAGGCGCATAGGATGTCCTGAGTGGTCCTATGGGGTAACTTCATGAACATATCTTCCTTGACACGCGCTACATCAACCACTTTCTCATATAACAAGTTGTTGAACGCGTCACCCATAGCCCTGACACCATCCCTCAAACACTTGATATTCTTAACTTTAGGATATCTGTGTCTCATTGTCGTGTAGTCGGCCACTGTGTCGGAGATGGACACCAGGTCCTTGAAGAAGAGCTGTTCCTCGTGCGTGTTGCGGATGACCGGTTCTACGAACTTCTTCCAATCGATGGCCAGATTACACGTGGCTTTACCAAACGATAAAGCATCAGGTTTGCGATGGGTGACCGGAATGGTGATCTCGTGTTGGAGCAGTTCTACGATCCAATCGAAGTTTTCAGATTTAAACACGCCCTTCTTGGTCTTTTTCAGCATTGGAGGTAGTTGTTCTATCAGTTCGTTTACCACATTTGGAAACATATCATCGTTCTTGTACCATCCATTGTCATGCAAATTCAGAGGAGCAAATATCGATTCGGTCTTCTCGATGAATCTCTCGAGGACGACGCATGTGTCCTTGTATTGGTGGGAGAAGATCCTACGCGTACGCGTTCTAAAACTCTTCAACAGATCCTTGAGCTCTTTAATCGCCGTCATGAGTAGTAAGCGGCTGTCGACAATCGGATCCGGCATGTACGTCGTGAAACCGTCCTTAGAGAACACGCATGGCGCATTGTATCTAGCATTTGGGATATAAGCCAGCCCAAAGTCTATGATCACAGGCGCCAGGCCGTACGTCCTGATAGGTACGATGCACTCTCCAAACCTATAGACGTGTACGTCGTAGGGAGTGTCGGTCACCATGGCGTTGTCGGCGTGCAGATCGTAGTGGGTGATGCCCAGCGTCTCGAACATGACAATGGCGGCGAGTGTCTGCCTCACGCAATTGAGCAACGCGTTTGGGTGGTGAACATGCTCGAATAGGAGGTTGGCTAGTGAATCGTTCCGACCATTGTTGGTGATCTCCTTGAAGAAGAGACCGTAGCTGCGCTCTCCCCGCTTCACGGGCACTTTGCCAAAGACCTCACAGAAATGGAGACAGTTGAGCTTCTTCACGCGACTCCACACCTCTTCTTCAAGCTCGAGTACGAAGTCTACATGATTTGAGATTTTCATGATAGCCGGTTGACCTCTCCACAGACATTTGAAGACAGAGCCCTGGGCTCCTTGGTCCTTAGCGCTGATAGGACTGGCTTTCCACTCGTTATGCCGGCATTTTTTGGATTCAGTGCCTGACGGTAGGAAGTTTCTTCTTGGATAATTGAGTTCACTCATACCTCTTACCTTGTTCCATTCTACTCCACAAGTATATTCAAGTTACACCAAATAGATGATTTTCTTACTCGTTAACAGATCAATTAAAGTAAAGTATGGTATTCAAGTCTCTAGTTCCCGCAGTTACGTTAGATACATTATCTGACTACCTTAGCGATATCTTAGACTACTATGACAGTTTCAAAGTCTTCGCTACACCTGACGAAACCACGTACTCATATCCGATATTTCTGAACGATGTAGACAGGATCTACGATGCGTGTATAGAGGACGAGGACGGCACGAATGATAGCCTGTACAACGTGTCCTTCAGATTCACTAGGCTCGATCAGACCATGTACGCTTACGCGCATATGAGAATCAATTATGAATACGATATTGAGGAGGAATTTATCAGAGGCACCATGTTCGTCACCAAATATCCAGAACTCTTTTTCATGACCACAATGCCATCCATCGAACAGACTGATGATCTCTACACGTTTTTGCTTGAAGATGGTCTCGATCTGTGTTTCGATGAGGCTCAGGCTCTGTCGATTGCCCAGCGTTCGTTGGAAAACTACGCGTTTCAGATCGATACGTAACCAAAAATCTATTATTCTTATAACCATACGGTTATAAGAAAAAGAAATATGACCTATATACATTATATGGGACTACTAAAGTAAAAAGTAAAAAAGTAAAAAAGTAAAAAAGTAAAAAGAAAGTAAGTTAGTACAAAAGTTAGTACAAAAGTTAGTACAAAAAGTTAGTACAAAAAGTAGTACAAAAAGTTAGTAAAAAGTATTTCCACGTCACAACATTGAGTTTCACTTACGTCACTATATTTGAGCACCATTTTGTACCTATCTAAATGAGAAATTCATTTCTCATTAGATAAAGAGTTTTGTTGTCTTTTGGCTTTTTCCGACAAGGAATGTTTTCTTTGCAAGGGTATGAGGTTTGATGTCGTCTTTGATTATGGTAATCAGATCAGTAAACCAATTGTAGTACGTTTCCTGGATGGAGGTGTCCACTGCCGAGAGTAGTACTTTACCGTTTTGGAACACAGAGATGCTGACGAACTTGTCCTTCATCTTGGCCTCTAGTTTCTTCTTATCAGGTTCAATGATATGAAGACAGTTTTTGTACAGAACTTGTTCTTCTTTCGAATTAGGGTGGGTAGGATTAGTTATCTTAGTTATGGATAGGTGTTCTAATTCTTCGCGAGTGATACGGACCTTCACCTTCACATCCATCTTGTTGCCGATCGCATCAGGGATGATCACGTCGTCGTTGTCTTCGTAGATAGAAGACAGTCTTGCTGCAAGCAGCATACGATTTACTTTGAAACCAAGGTCAAAGTCGATGTTTCGCATGGCCGACTTGATATAAATGACGAACTCGTCGCAACCGTGTTCAAAATAAAAGGTAGGTGTGTGGGTCGGAGATGTTTGGTTTTGGTTTGCTTTTGAGAGTTCTGTCAGTATCAGTTTAAGGCACCGTCGGACGTTGTTGATGTGCTTGCATCCTGTGAGCTGGAAGACGCCGTTTTTGAAGATCTTGATATTGATGCGCTTCTCAATTTGGATGATTAGGGTGATGCAGTTCAGGAAGTTTCGCTTTGGGGTTTCTTTTATGACTGTGCGTTTTCTTTTTATTTTTTTGTCCTTTTCTGGGTCACATCCCTTCTTGTATTGTTGGTACTTAACACAAAGGATATGACCCTCCGTTTTGTTAGAGTTGGGTTGGAGTTGTTCATAGAATTGTTCGAGTTCTATGTGCTGAATATTGCTTCGTACAGTGAATGTTTGCGTAGATACGGGTATGTCAGCAAAAGCCATTTTACTTACTCTCTTTACACATAACTCTATAAATCATCTCTTCTATAACTCTAAAGTTTAGAGTCCAAATGTGATCTAAAGTTTTTATTCTCTATGAGAAAATGCAGATATTTGTGAAGACTCTGACTGGTAAAACAATCACACTTGATGTGGAAGCTAGCGACACTATCGATAATGTTAAAGCGAAAATCCATGATAAAGAAGGTATCCCACCTGAACAACAACGACTCATATTTTCAGGAAAACAACTAGAGGATTCAAGAACATTAAGTGACTACAACGTTCAGAAGGAAAGCACCCTTCATTTAGTACTTAGATTGCGTGGGGGACTACCTCAACTCGGTTCGTTTCGTTGTTATGACCCATAAACTAAATGTAGTTGCGTTATAACCACTCATGGTTATAACAGAGGCATATCGGAGGGGTTAATAACTTAATAACTGTAGTCCAACATGTCTTTCTCAAGATCTTCCAATTGAACTATCGTGAGGTTGTCCCTTAATACTTGTTCTCCGTCAATATCAGTGGCTGTATGGTCGTTTAACATGTGCTCAAATTCGTAAGGGAATGGAATATTGGACCTGAAGTAGTACTGTATGATCCCTTCGTTGTCGAGCTTTGAGCGACACATATCTGAATAATGCTTATCACTGGGGAGATAGATAGGTCTATCTTCTTCAAAGTACTTGTCGAGTACCATGTGCCAGTTCATGCATATGTTATATGGGATAGTGTCAAACGTCATCTCTTCAAAAGATGATTCACCACTGTTTTGTGTTGCCCAATTTTCTGACTCGTAGTTATTGCAGAACCACGTGTATCGCCAATTGTAGAGTTTGACAGCCAGGTATTTGTCGAAGATATCTTTGATATCATATAGGTTGTCGAGTAATTGATCAGCATGATTGTACAGATCACCTATATATTTACGCTCACTATTGAGCACACTGTTCCTATTCAGATGCATGTTTTTTTTTAATACTGTATACATGAAGATGAAATTTCAACTTGTTCCATATCTGTCCAATGTAGTGTCATACAGTAGGTTTCATTTTTGTTTGTCTATAGAACATAAGTGTGTTATGAAGAAGAACTTGTGGTATAAAAGGTGAAATGGAACCTATATTAATGGAGAACAAGAATAGATTTGTGCTCACTAATGAGCACATAGATATTGATGAGTTTTATCAGAAGCACAAGGCCGCGTTTTGGATTCCTCAAGAGATTGATCTCCAACAGGATCTGTCTCATTGGGATGCTCTCAATGACGCCGAGCGTTACTTTATCAAGCACGTGCTTGCCTTCTTTGCGGCCAGTGATGGTATTGTGAATGAGAACTTGGTCAATAACTTCTACGACGAAGTGCAGTACCCTGAGGCTAGGGCCTACTACAGCTTTCAGATGGCGATGGAGACGATCCACAGCGAGACCTACAAGCTGCTCATTGAGACGTACGTAACAGACCGAGACGAGCAACAAGCCCTCTTCAGGGCAATCGAGACGTTCCCAGCCATTCAAAGGAAAGCAGAGTGGGCTTTGAGGTGGACAGTGAGAGACCGTGCTTCGTTCGTAGAGCGCTTGATCGCGTTTGTTGCCGTGGAGGGTTTGTTCTTCTCAGGTTCATTCTGCGCAATCTTTTGGCTCAAGAAGAAAGGACTCATGCCCGGTTTGACGTTCTCGAATGAACTCATATCCAGGGACGAAGGACTTCACTGCGACTTTGCCGTGAACCTTTATAACAACCACATCGTGCACAAGCTGAGTCAGGAAAGGATAAAGGAAATTTTATTGAGCGCTTTGGCAGTTGAGCGCGAATTCATCATAGAGTCGCTGCCCGTGTGTCTGATTGGTATGAACGCGTTCCTCATGTCAGGCTACCTTGAGTACGTGACGGACAGGCTCCTCATGCAGCTTGGGTGCGAAAAGGTATTCAACCGCAGAAACCCGTTCGACTTCATGGAAATGATCAGTCTCGAGGGGAAGACCAACTTCTTTGAGAAGAGGGTTAGTGAGTACAAGAAGGCCGGTGTGATGAAAGACGAGCGCAAGCAGGGTGAGTTGGTTTTTGACGATGACTTCTGATTTAGAGATTGCATGTCATTAGAAAAATGTGTTTAACTTGTCATAAATTGAACAGCGAGGTTACCGAGGAGCAGTTGACGAGAGCGTTGACAGACCCTAATTTTGATAAATGGAACACCTGCAGTGTGAGCCACCTATTGATTAGCAATTCCGGGCACGATGGAGAAGCTAACAAGAAAAAGGCAGGTATACTCCTCGACATGTACAAGAAGCACCTATCATCAACAGGAAGTTACTCAAAACTGGCCCAGGTGCACATGCAGGAGAGTGCCTTCAATATCATGCGGTTAACACACGGTATACAGTCCATAATGGGTTAAAAATGATTATAAAAAAAATTTATAACCGCTAGGTTATAAATCTAAATCTCGCTCTATAGTAATTCAATGTCATCATTGTGCAAACATACAGAAACAGAACAATAGTCGTCGTCCTGATACACGTCCTCAAACACGAAGTTTTTTGAGTAGCAGGGACCCAAAATAGCAGCCAGCGCTCTACGGACTCTATTGAAGAAATTCATGGTCGTTTTTTGTATGGTTACAGATTTCTGATTTCTCTCACGCCCAAGATGGTCCCGCTATAGCGTGGTCTATTGATCCACTCTCGTCATAACTCATGTCGCTGTCTTCCTCGTTACTAACATCTCTGCTATCCCAACCCCACAGGTAGTCCCTGAATGCGAAGAACAATAGCATCCGCGTATCGTCGTATTCGTCCAGGATCTGCTTCGCTATAGCCTCTTGTTGTTCATCATCAACTGAGGCTACGTATTCGTAGTGATTGAAAAAATTCTCCTTAATCACCTTCTTTACAGCATGAAGGCACTTGCTGTGGTGGAAAAATCCTATCACGTCTATCACAAAATCCAACCATCGAATACTGGAATCTAGGTATGTGATGCTACACTTATTTTCGCGTATGTTCTGGATGGCAATGTCAGGGTTGAGAGGCGAGAAGGACCCATAGAGCCTGTAAAACGAATCTGAGAACGCGGGGTACCCATCAAGCACGTTAGTCATCGACGAGCGTGGCGACCCCCGCCAATACAGGGCGTTAATCCCTATCATAAACGGCTCATCTATGTGATCAAGCACAAAGTCAGTAGTTAGCTTCCTCATGCTAATTTAATGTTTATAATCATTTTTATATAGCATTAAATTCAAGTCTAACGCATAGAAAGCAGGGTCCCTCTAGGTTTGTTTAATGAAGAGGGGACCTATCTCTGAAGAAATCTCTGCTCGGCCTCAAACGACGATCGCTCGCACGCAGGGACTTCTCGATCTGTCCGCACTTGTAAGCAATATAGTCCAGACTGCTTTTTAGTTTGTCCACCCTGTCATCATTGATCAACGCGATGATCTCGTTTATCAGTGTGGTCAGATCAGCCTCTGTTAATTTGCATGCTAACCTGCTGCGCAGCAGGTCGGCGATCATCTTCTGATCGTTCATTTTACATCACAAAGACAATTCGCTAAATCATCTAAAGTTCTCATTCATGACTAAAATGGCTAGTTATCTTGAGCTAGATTCTACATTCAGAAACAGGACGCGATGGCCTAACCCCGGCGAATTTGAAGTAGCCCTCTCTCAATCCGGCCGCGCGCAGGGCGAGCAGGCGCAAGACCCCATCTGCGTCGCCTGCCCCGTCAACGAGTGGACAGGGGGCTTCTTTGACGTGAACACGCTCGGCAATGAGAGCGTCGAAGGTCAGATTCTCGCCATCGGCCTCGGATACGCCAACTCAAAGACTGTAGTTGAGTTCAGGCAAGTGGCCCCGTCCACCCTACAGCAGCGCTACAACTACTACAAGCACGCCATCTTCAGGAACTCGTCTCAACCCAACCAGTTCGCTCGCATCGTTGAGTACATCTACCTGGGCAACGGCAAGGCCCAGGTAACCCTCAGTGACGATAATTTTCAGTTTTCCTTCGGAGACTTCTTCTTCATTGTGGACCCGAGCGACACCAGCGACCCCACGGCGCTCTACCTGTTCGTACCTGATGGCTCCGACAACAGACAGGACTACGTCAACAAAATCATCTACAACGAGACTCTCAATGAATGGCGCGTCGTGAATGCGTACGACAGCCAAACTGGTATCCTCAGTGTGGGGGGGGACCCAGTGTTCCTTTGGCAGCGCTTTCATAACTACTCAATCAGGACCACGAGCCCAAACTACATCTTCACGGCAGGCGGGACATCCACTTCAGACCAGGTTGTTCTCACGGGCACAGCCGCCGTGTCCATGAATAACATCTACCAGAGCTGGTTCCTCCGAATCCCACAGACTCTCTACAACAACACGGTCACTGCTCCTGAGGGGGAGGTGCGGCGGATCACCAACTATAACGGCGCCACACAGACGGCGACAGTGTTTCCTCCATTCACTGCGAGCACTGCAGGTCTAGACTTCGAGCTCATGCAGTTCGGCTTCGAGAACGCGAACCCATTGACCTGGCGTACCAATCTAAGTCAAGAAATCCCCGTGTTCAACATACGTCTCAACAGACTTGTGCTACCAAACAGGGTCTTGTCTATCGGCAACGGTGGCAAGACCGCCTTCCAGAACTATTTCTACGTCGAACTATCCAACATAGACCCGTCTAGCACTAACACACTCAACATCTTCTCAAACAATCCGTACGCGGTCAGGGCCATGTTCAGAGCAACAGTGAAGAACGTCAACAACCCTGACGAACAGGAGTTCGTCGCCCTCGAGGGCGACAACATGACACAGACTGTTCGATTCAGGTTGGACTCAAACATAAAAATGAAAATCACTTTGAATAGTACAGGAGAAACGTTCCAAACAACCCTGACTGACAACGCGCCACCTGGGGATCCCAATCACAACCTGCAGATCAACGCCCTGTTTGAGCTCGTGCCCGATACGTATATATAATATCATCTCCTCTTTTCTGTTACCCCGGGGGTAACAGAATGTCATTCATGTCATACAGATCATGTCAATTTGTGTGGAATATACTCGTGGACAAAGTTACGCACGCCCATATTAAACTTCAGAACTTTCTCCCTAACCTGCTTATTCAGGCAGGTTAACCGTATCCACCCTATCCCAGTACAGTCATTACCAGGCTTCTTCAGGTACACGTGGTCAATATTCGGAGGCCGATTTTGAAGATATTTCACGTAAAACGTTGTGTCTCTGTACTGGATCTTTAGATCATCCTGACTGAACCTGATGTTGAATGATGTCTCCTCGAGCACCTCTCTAGCCGCGCATTGGAGCGCACACTCCCCCTGTTCAAACCCTCCTTTTGGAAAGCCCCATTTGTTTCCTCGTGACTGCACAATGAGCACTCGACCATTGTATATCAGGATACCACCGGCTTTCCGTCCATCACGTCGTTTCACGCATTGTCGTGTAGGGCCCAAATAGTCCCATGTGAGAAGATTACAACTACACTTCGTCGAGGTACAAGCCATATTCATTGTTATCTTTAATCGTTAACATAACATTTTCATATAATACCTGTAAACAGATTGCTACCTGACCTTAATCAAGTTTTTCGATGGGTGGTTCATGTTCACACTCGGAATACCCTGGTACCCGTCAAGTCCTCCTCTCGATGCCCTTGGGGGGAGGCGAGTGTAGTTCTGACTATGAGGATTGTAGCCCGATAGAGACGGCGCAGCGAAGTTGGTCATGGTGTTGGTCGTTGGGTGGTTCTGAGTGAGTCTTATATTGTTGAGCACGACTGGTGTTTCTTTGATCGCCGCTGGGTTGGTGGATCCGGATGCAATGGGGCGCGATGGGGCGAGCAGGATGGGACCCTGGTTCAGCCGCTGCGCGAATTCCGAGTTGTTGGCCGCGCAAGACCTAGCCGACCCCACCTGCCCCGGAGCCAGAGGGTCCCTCACGATGCCCGGCTTCATGTCTGGTTGGTTGACGTTCGGGTACGCGGACACCGTCTTCGCCGTGGCACATGAGACCTGAAGTGTATTTCTAACATCACCCGGCTTCACGTCTGGCTGGATGATGTTTGGGTACGCGGACACCGTCTTCGAAGTGGCACATGAGACCTGCAGTGTAGAGTTTCTAACCTCACGTGTGTCTTCTGCTGTTCCACAGTTCCTGAGCCTTTTCGTAAAGATGGGTTTATATGGCTGTGTGCTGACCTCCGTCCAAACTCTGGGCATCCTTGAAAGTGGTAACAGGTCTTCTTGTTTCCAGATGGGTGGTCTGAATGCTCCGTCTCTGGCGATCCTATATGGGAGGAATGCCTCCCCAGTGGTGCAGCTCTTCTTCTGGCCCTGGCCGTACGAGACCGCCACCATCGGGTTCTGTCCCCTCGCGTAGTAGTTGATCGCCTCACAGAACCGATCCCCACTCTCATCCACCGCGGTTGCGATGGCTGAGGTTTCACCCACCTTATCGATCTTGCGCGTGTGCACCGATTTGGGCGGGTCCTTCATAATGTTCATATTGGTGCCCCACGACTCCACCGAGGGGAGCGTGACCTTGCCATAATTGACGATTCCTGAATAGCTAAGTGCCATTTTTCAAAGATCAAGATTAAAGAAACCACCGCAAGGAGAGGGTATGCTGATAAACTCGAAGAAACGTCAAGTCTCAGTCTAGCGTTAATTGTGAAAATATATCACACACTTAAAATGTCGGCAAATACAAATACTGACTATTATAAGATTGGATATGTATCGCCTCGTGTGTATAACAAACCACCTACTCCTCTTTGTTATCAAGATTTCTCCTGCCTCACACGCAACTTCTCAATGTGCAGGTACCCCAACACCCACTGGCAGGCTCGCGTCTACTATCCACGACAGACTAATTGTCCCCAGTGTGACAAGTACTTGTATAAAATATGATATGAAAGTCAGTATGGGGTTTTTGGGGTTTTTATAACCGCTGGTGGTTATAAACATTTCAGCGTCCGTAGGTTTAAGAGAGCGCTTGTCCATATATGATCTCCCACAAACGAGGGAACATTCCAGTTTCCGTCAGGATTTTACGCTTCGCCTCCTTTATGCTAGTTAGCCTCTTCTCCCACTCTCTATTCGCTATTGCATCGTTCATTATCTTGATGTGTGTTTCCCAGTCCGCGACGCTGGTTCCTTTTAAGTCTAGTTGAATGTACGCGTTGGGATCTATGAATTTGGAAACGTTTGGGGCGCCGGAATAGAAGCACAGCGTTTCTGTCAGGATACAATCAACCAACTTTTCGGTTACATATCCGTTTATGAAGCTGTTTTCGCATGCGAATGAGTATTTGTACGGAATAAGCGCTTCATCCTTGTACCTAGGGGCACCCAAATACCGATTCCAATTGTCGTTATGAGCGCCGTAATTACCGTATGCGTCCCACTGGATAAAATTTTGAGCATGTAGTGCAAATGCCTTCCTTATCATGTGTCCATCTGTGAAGGCCTTGCCCGAAATGATGGACGACACGATACCCTCCTTGGTCTTCATATTAGCGTAGTCCGAGATCAGAAGTTCACCTCTGGTCTTGTTGATGTGCCACTCTAAATTATTGTAGTTCGTATTGTCGTGATCGGAACCATGTACGATTTTCGCTTTCACAAGCTGTTTGTCCACGTCCCGCCAAAACGGATCCATGAAGCCAGGTTCCATCTTCATGAAGATGATTCGATGAAGTTCTGTGATCGAAGGGTAGAAATTTTTGGCTGAGTTGACTACCAGTATGTAATCAGCGTTGTCTAGCGCCGTCTCGTCTCCCACCATCTTGATCGAGGCGTCGTCTTTGGTGTAGGTGCAGTTACCGTCCGTCATCTTGTCCCATGCTCTGCACAGGCCGTCGCCGCTATCCCAGTTACACAACATTTTTACTGTCACACATTTAGTCATCATTTGAATAGCAGAGGAAAACCTGCATATGGGTTATAGTGTTTATGAATAATGGATACACAGTCTTTCAGTTACCGTTTCATGAATCTGATTGACTTGCTGGATAGGGAGCATAATTTGAGTCACGATGTTCGGATCGGTATGTACAAGGAGTTGCTGGACTTGATAACCAGTGACGCTACATTGAGCGCGCTCATGTTGAACGATGTGCTCGAGTCTTTGCGTCTGTATTGCGAGGAGCTGACGTCTTCGAATAGCTACCACATCTACATATTCTTCGAGGTGTTCCGTGAATGGATGCACACCCCTGCCAAGACAGTGTACCACGATCCGCAGAACGTGCACGTGTTTATGACCCAGACAACCAATGTGGCGAAAGAGATCATGAACAAGTACCCATGCAGATACATAGGTAGGCCCTTCAGCCACCGCTTCTTCAGCATGATAGAGACTGCGGAGCTCGTGAACGGCATCCACATGCCTAGCCTGTTCGCGTCAGTGTGGCTCTACATCACGACTCACGAGGACCGCGATGCCCTCACCGAACGGCTGTTGCAGGAGATGGATGAGAGTGAGGATACATGTCTTTCTGGGCATATGGTGCGCCTTGTGAACAGCATGAAGGGTTTTGGGGTGGCTGAGGAATTGGAGTTGCACCTCGAGCAGTATGAATATGACAAGGCCAACATCTTCAATCAACTCAATAGGTTACTTGATGTTACAATGATCGACAACCTGTTGGGGCGGATGGAGGTTTGTGTGAACAGCGGCGATTTGGACATGAGTGGGATTGCGGAGAGGGACGTTCTGAGGATCCTCGGGGACTACTCAAAGCATGCATGGACATGGGTTGGAGATCGGTATCAGTGTGTTGTGTGATTAGGTTTACCAATGATGAAGTACTACTCCTCGTCAGAAGAAGATACGGGTTCCTCCTTCTTTTTGGGTTTCTTATCTTTCTTGCTCTTTGGTTTGCTGGTCGGCTTGTCCACCTCTTTCTTTTTTGACTTTTCCTTTTTAGCCGCTTCTTCAGCGCTAGGTTCAGGTTTGATCAAGTGGATGCTGATTTTGGTCTGCACCTTGGGGTAGTTGAGAGGGACGTGGACGTTGTAGCTCTCGCCGGCTCTGAGGACTTCCTCTGGGTCTTTCTCGAAGATGAAGGTGTACTTACCGTCCTCGATCTCCTCGACCATCTTGATGACGGCCACCTCCTTGCCGTCGCTCATCAGTTTGGAGTTTTTGTAGAAGGCTAGCTTCTTGAGTCCGTCTCCGGGCTTCTTGGAGATGGTGAACACATGGGCGTCCTCTGAGGTGCTCAGCATAGAGACAACCATATCCTCGTCCCACCTCAGGAGCTCAGTCAGGAGTCGATCGGGGAGGATGGTTTTCTTGTTCGAGGGTTTCTGTAACTTGTTGTTCTTGATATAGACACAGATGACTTTGGTCACGTCAACGCGAGAGTGAAGTTCGTTTTTATCCCAGTTTGCAAACCGGGCCATCTCCTCGCTGATGAGGACGCGCTTCAGCAGGCCGCTGTTTTGATTCTGGTTGCGACCCTTGTTGGAACGACGAGGTTTCGCGCACTTGCGGACGACGTCGACCTGTTTTATGATGCTGTTACGGAGTTTAGACGGGATCTGCTCGCTTGTTCTGACGAGGACATCGAGGTTCTGAATCTCTTCTTCGATATTGCGTTTCTTCATTTTATACAAGAATATGCTTCTTTAAACCACTTTGGTGGTTCACGGATTAGATATGGGTTGGTTTAACATGGTATTCGATAATGACTTGTAGGTTACCTGATGTGACCGGGTTCTCTAGGACCACGTTGACGTTGCTTTGAAGGAGAACTAGAGTCTTTGTGTTTTTTCCGTCGGCTGCGTTTGCTATGAACTCTCTGCAACCACCCGACCTCTCGTTGGCGATGACAGCGGTCGTGTTCTCAATGAGGGGTGTCAAAATACCACCATTCAGCTGACCGAGCCCGATTGAGAAGGTACCCTTGGTCGCGAACCCATTTACTCCAAAGAACTCGACCTTATCGATGATGACGTTGGCCGGAACAAGGGTGAGGTTTTGATCTGTGGTTATCTTCCTGCTCGTAGTGGCAGTGGTGTTGACAAGGGAGACCGTCCCTATGGCGTTGCGCGGTGTGTAGCACTGAACGAACTGCTTGTTCGCCGGCTGTGCACAGCATGCTGAGGTTGAGGACGAGACCGAGACCTGACGACCGCAGTGCTTACCACAAGCGATAGCAGCATGGTTCTTATTTGTCATGATACTAGACGTTATTCCAAACGAATGGTTATGGTTATTCATTTTTCACTATAAAATGATTGCACTTAAAGTAACCATTGAACAAAATTCACTATATACATGACTAAACAAACTAGCGCAACGATAGGATGATGATCATAGGTTTAGAGGTTAGAGGTTTAGGTTGTTGGGTTGGGTGGTATTGTCATTCTCGACAACATCTTCATTCTCTACATCTTCATTCTCTACATCTTCATTCTCTACATCTTCATTCTCTTCTTCATTCTCGACATCTTCATTCTTGAATAATTTTATTCCATTATTCATAAACAAAGTATGTGTGATGGGCTTCGAGACGATTACTTTTTTTACGTTTATGCCACACTCCGGCACATTGATGTCTTGCAACTCCTTTCGGGAGAGTAGTTCTTGTATAGGTGTTCCGGAGATATTGTCGATGACCGTGATTTCGATCAACCCTTTACAATATTCAGGAGATATCTCGTCATCCTTCAGTGTCCTAATGTAAGTGTCTACATCCGTAACTTTGTACACAACATTCGCGTTCTGGATCTCAAACTCCTCGTCATTGAGCATCCCCCCCATAAAGCGATTGATCCTCAAGAACTGATACCCAACGTCTACAACTTGCATATCCTCCTTGGTCCATGGAAACTGGAAGTAAGTACCCGGGCCCATGTAGCCAGATTCACTTTTGTAGTAACCCACCTGATTGTCGCCAATAACCTTGAACGAGAAACCGAAGATGGTGCCTCCAAAGATGAGACCGAGAAACGTGAATGCGGAGAACATCTTCATGACCCACAATTTCGTTTTTGTGGCTTTAGGAAGATGTCTTCTGTTTTGGACGGTGTCTCTATAGACGCCTGTTCCCATTCCCAAAGCGGCGACGGCGGCGTTTCCCGTCAGGGGCATCTCGATGTCGTGTCTATTTGGAAGAAAATTAACCATTTTTCTTACAATTCATTATTTCTTTAAACTGGCCGCTAAGATATTAAACTAGTCAAATGATTTGAATAACAGGGTTAAAGATATACAACTAATCAGATAAGAAGATGTTTGGACTATTGAAGAACATGTTGAAGAACATTGTCGTTGAGATCATCGATGAAGAATTATTCGAAAACGCTGAATCTCCTGTGCTAGAGGTTCAACGTCTTTATGAAGACGCGATCCTTCCTTGTAAGGGTTCAACTCATGCAGCTGGCTATGATCTACACGCCCACTCGTACGCCTTTATGGAAGATGGCACTATCGGTGATACTGTCAAGTTGGATGACGAACATGTGCTGGTTATCCCCGCCAATTCGAGATGTCTCGTCAAAACAGGTGTGGCTGTCTCTGTTCCTGATAGATGCTACGGTCGTGTAGCACCTCGTTCAGGTCTTGCTCTGAAGGGTATCAACGTTGGAGCCGGCGTGATCGACAAGGACTACACAGGAGAGGTTGGCGTTATTCTCTTCAATATAAATTCAGAACCTTTTCAAATAAAGAAAGATGATCGCATCGCTCAGTTCATTTGTGAGCAAATTGTCTATCCGGAAATCTGTGAAATTGAACGTATTACCGCGACAGATCGTGGTACCCAGGGCTTTGGCTCTACAGACTAAATCGGTATTTTGTTGGCGTAACCCTTTTTGTAACCCTTCGGGGTTACAAAACAGTGCGTCTCACAACGTGCACTCCATCCATAAGAGCGGTCTTGTGCCAATTTTTGTAGTTGTTCTGAAAGTCATACTCATATAGAATCTCCCTATTGAGAAGAGATGGTGATGATGCGTCGAACTCGGTGTTATCCTCGTAGTATCGACGCTCCAGTTCAGTGTACTTCTCAATCCCCTCTTGACACCCATCCACACTATAAGAGTAGTTTTGGTTCATCAACACCTGTCCGTAGCTGTCCCCGTTGCCAGCCGAATCAATGATATCACGCATTATCGTCACATAATTGCGTCTGTCAAAGAAAAGCCAGTCCCCCTCCATGTTAAAAATGTATGGAGAACAGAACACTTGTCGAAGCGAATTGACGATGCTCTTCTCATACCTGACGAACTCAAAGTAAGGAGATATTTTTTGCACTTTCTCTTCGTCTATCTCATCATCATAGAGGTAGTAGAAACGAGAAAAGAGGTATGCGTCTGAACAATGGTTTAAGAAGTTCTTGATAGTGGTCGCCGATGTATCTTTGCATACAAATATGTAGGGGGAGTGTTTGAGCTGTCCCTCAATTCTATCGATTTTATCCTTCTCATCGATTTGCAACAGAGCCTTCCTCATTATATGTTGTGTGCAGAACATCTTGTTTCTCATTACACGCCCAATCATATGACGTGGGGGTTTGAGATTAAGCAAGTCGTTTATGATCTCTGTACATCGATCGTAGTGCTTAGAATAAAAGGCCGCTATGGAAGCTTCGTCCTTGATCTCCACAGAGTCTGGAAAGATCTTCAAAAGCTCTTGCGCAAAGTGCCAGTTTACAAGCCAGTCCTCATTCGCGCGACTACGCAAAACGGTCTTCGCCACTCGGTAATTGAATACATCCAATTTCATATCCATTTTAAATTCAATCTTATCTTTAAGAACTAAGAACTAATGGTTGATTAATATCTGTATTATCATAATAATGTTTATCTTCAAATGTAATCTCTTCTGACGGATCGCCATATCTCGCATCATATAAAAGTCTACGTGCAGAGTATAAATGATTTTGTGGTATCGTAAACAGAATACCCTCATCGACCATAGATGGGTGGGTGTATATGTTATACATTGTATGATATACCCCATCATCGCTATGCTCTGGTTCCATAAGTCCGTAGGACTTTATTATATCCAATTCTTGATAATAGTACTCAGGTATCTGTTCGAAAACGAACTCGTATCCTCCTAAGACATAATTATTTGTTAGAAGAAGATTTACATTTTTCGTTGATGAGCATATTTTCTTATGAGCATTTTTATACCACTTTATTGTAATTACGTTTGTATTTTCATAATCAATGGCATGCTTATGATTACTTACCCTATAATTGTTGCTTAAAAAGTTTAATTGCCAATCTTTTCTACTTGAGATTAGTTGATCCGTACTCGCCATATCAAACATAACACCATTCTTAATATCATAAAATGAATAATACTTAAATCCCGGAGAAATAGTTTGTATTTTTTTCTTCCCATTCAGATACAATATAGCTTCGTTTTCTATATACAATGCACCACTAGCAATTATATCATTATACATATTTATTGTATTGTCATTAGGCGCTATTTGACATTTGGGACTTGCTCGTGCAGCTCTTGCTCGTGATCCAGATCGTGATCGGGGTTTGCGGCATAGGGGTTGGGGTTTGGATTTGATGGGTCGGCGGCATTGGGATCGGGATCGGGATCGGCGTGATCTGGATCGGGGTGATCGGGGTGATCGGGGTGATCTGGATCTGGTGGGATGAGATTTTCCAGAACGAGAACGGGATCTGGGACGGTGTGGTCTCTTAGGAGATTTTGACCTACAACGAAGTGTGCTTACATGACGAACGTAATTATCTTTGCTGCATGGTACCAAATCGTATCCATATTTATAACACTTCAAACCCAACTTTTTGTACGTTCCTTTAAAAGGATCGATATGACGGTCAGTCATTGGATTTATATCAGGAAATGATTTAAGTAGTTCACATTTTTCCTTATTCATTTTTATGTATACAAAAAAATATAAACGACAAACTATTTAAAGTTTATTAACCATAATTAAAGCAGAAATGGTTAAGAAAAAGAAAAAAACAAAAGACAGCGATGCTTCCTCAGACGATGATGACTACATAGTCTTTTCTGATGAGACTATATATAATTCGGATTCAGAGTCCAGAGTGTCGGAGTCAGATTCGGAGTCAGATTCGGAGTCAGATTCGGAGTCAGATTCGGAGTCAGATTCGGAGTCAGATTCAGATTCAATATCGATTGTGGTGATCAATAAGGTGCATTCAAGTTGTTCAAAACACGTCAGGTTTAGCAATGAGACTATTATTCATGTGATAGAAACTGAAGATCGGAAGGGGTATTGGATGGAAGATAGGTTTAGATTCCAGCAGCGGTGCATGTCTGTGCAGGACGCTATATCGTTCGTTTTTGAGGAAATGCATAGGCAAAAGATGCGGTTGATCGTGAACCTGAGCGACACCCTTAGGGGTGTCATCATGTGTGCAGAGGTTCCTTTTATTAATACATCCGCCGTATCTTTACCAAATAATATTTCACGACGAGGTCGTAGGACCACCAAACCTGAAATTGTCATATTTGATGTTTCAGCTCCTCTGATGCTTATGCGTGATATTTCTCACGCTGCATTGCCTGCGCCGACATGGTGGAGATCGTAAGTGAAATATTAACCATCCTATGTGTTAGTTTGGTCAAATCGAGATATTCTCCTTGGTGATAAAAATGAATCAACAGTATCTGTCACACGTTGGATACAGAGACACCAATGAGGCGATCAAAGGTTACTTCTCGCTCGACACGGCCAAACTGATCTCCTCAAAGGTAACTGAACTGCTGAGGGAGTTCTATCCCCCTGGAGTCATCGTCCCATGCGATCGCGTTGTAGAGGTCATGAGCGACATCTACAGGGGTTATAGGCCGTCAACAGGAGACATCTTCACACGTTACAACATCCCATCTGGCGAAAACCCAAACATGGTTGATGAGATGATCAACCAGGTGATCCAGGTGATCACAAACGATGTCAAGAACAACCTGTTGACTGAACAAAGAAACAGCAAACTTGACAACTGGGTCGTCCTCTATGGCGATTTCAACAAATGGGGTCTCAGACAGCACGCGCCCATATCGACGCGTGAAAAGAAGCCTAAGACCATGCTCTTCAACATGAACTACTGAGAATATGAGTTTATGCACGACGGGAACATCATTATAATGAAAAGCATATGAGCATGTCGTCAACAACAGAAACCATCCTCTTCATTGGGGATATTCACATCAAGTTTAGTAACTTGAAGGACCTTGAAAAGCTCGAGGCCAAGATAATGCCGATGGAGAACGTGTCGGCCATCGTCCTAGCTGGAGACATCCTGGACACACATGAGAAGATCCACTGCCAACTGATGAATAGAGCCTATCAACTCATCAAGAACCTGAGGACAGTAGCGCCGATATATGTTATTGTCGGTAACCATGACTATATCAACAACCAACAGTTCCTCACTGTCAACCACTGGATGAACGGGATGAAGGAGTGGGAACATGTCCATGTGATCGACTACCCGAAACGTCTGATCGGTTCTTCTGGACATACCTTTGTGCTCGTTCCATACGTCCCTCCGGGTCGCTTGGTAGAGGCGCTAGACAAACTGGAAGACTGGAAAACATCAGTGTGTGTATTTGCGCATCAGGAAGTGCGAAACTGTAAGATGGGGTGCATTAGGTCCACTGAGGGGGACGTGTGGGACGCTGATTGGCCCATGCTTGTGTCGGGGCATATACACGAGCGCCAAAATGTGGGCAATAATGTCCTATACCCGGGGTCCGTCCTCAATCACGCGTTTGGGTCTGACAATCAAGGTATCTCTAAACTCATATTCAGAGAAGGTGTCATGAGTGAGGAGCGCGTGGATATAGGGCTTGACAAGAAGCGCATCATCTACAAGAGCGTGACCACGGTCGAAGATATACCCAAGGAGAAGTTAGTACCGCACAACAAGTTGTGTTTGTCTGGGGAGACAAAGGACATCAGGGCGTTTAAGAACACCAAACGGTACATGGAACTTAAGAAGCGCGGTATCAAAGTGACATTCAAAGTGGTGAACGACGATGTGGATGTGAAGCACGATGTGAAGCACAATGTGAAGCACGATGTGAAGCACGTTCCATTCCCTGTGATCCTAAGCGAGTTGATAGCGCGTGAACATGACAATGACTTGGAAAAAGATTTTAATGAGATAAACAAATGCCAACATATCTAAACCTAAACGGAGCAGAGAGGGACATGAGAGAGGGTCTCAACTGTCGACAAATATACGACCACGTGCAAGGGTGTCCTGTTTGTCAGCAGATCTTCATGGGTATGCCAAAGTACGTGGACGGAGGTGCTGACATGATAAAAATATCACCAACAGTTGTCTTCCTAGTGGTCGTATTTATAGTTATCTTATTGGTATACATTATGAGAAACTTAAAGAATTCATGAGTCAAAATTCTATTACTTACGGGTAATAGAAATAATCTGTATAGGTTAAAATGAAAGATATATATTTTTTTTCCTGCGAAAACATAGCAATCATTTCATCCAATGCCCTGAACAACTACCCTCAGATTGAGAGTTACGTCTTTACACACATCAAGCCCACCAAGAGCATCCTCTTCTTTGCGATGAAGGAGCCTTTTGTGACTAAGGATACGTTCAACACATCTACGCCCATAGGGTTTGCCAACATCGTCATCGAGAACAACCAGGTTCGCGTCGCGCCACTGCTTTCGATAGACAACGATGTGAAGAAGCGCCTACTTGAGTATATCATAAACTTCTTTACAAAACCTGTAGTAGTTGAGATATCTCTCGACGATCAAGCATTATACAACGACTTAAACTTCTTCTCATCATTGGGTTTTGGCGACCCGGTCATCAATCCCAACAACAACAGAAACATAGACATGAAACTGATCCCTATGCCTAACTACATCGACACCCTCAATAGGGTGATGAACATCGCACAATCGGCACCGTTCATGTGCAAATTCAAGACCTTCTTCCCGAAGACGCTCGCCAACACGCTCGTCTCCTACCTTTCTGAGCCCGGTGAGGTCGGTGGCAAGATATGTATCACGCGCTACACTAAAGACTCGGAAGGGTCGGACGTTGCAGTACTTGGCTTCAACACATCTGAGCTAATAATGGGCAACATGAACTCCTTTACAGTCAGCCTACCACTTGACAAGGTAGCCCCTTTCTCCTTTCACACACACCCTGATGTCTGCTACACCACTCTAGGCTGCTTCTTGGGATGGCCATCAGGACCAGATATATCTATGGTTGTAGGCAACTACCTGGAAAATAGAGATATATTAGCTCATTTTGTAGTGAGTTCTGAAGGTATATGGGTGATTCATTTGAGACCTCAGTTTCAAAGGTTGTTGTTTGAACTGAAGAACAATTACTCTACTAAATATTGTCAAGAGAAGCTGGTCGAATTCATTCGTAAATCTTTCATCTTCTTGGAGGGCCAGCGTCGATTCGAAATGATATCACCGGCAGACCGCGCAGACACGCGCAGAAAGTTCATAGACATCAGCAAAAGTCTCAAGATATCAGACTACAAAGGAACCGATGTAGAGATCGTATGCTCCCCGTTCATAAAAGAAGACGCGCTGCTGTTTGACATAGACCTGATAAAATGGAAAACGTTTGAATCAAATAAGGTTATCATGACATTCTCGTACATTATAGACCCTGCCGGCGGCCTTCCTTGTATGCTTCCCGTCGATTGCGCGGCCCTCTCCCATATATTCACCGTGTGAAATCCTGCGAATTGAATTTCGAACATATATGATTATTGATTAACACTAAAATGAATTGCATATTTAACAGCTTCGACAAGAAAACGGCAAACCCGTTCCTCCAGGCAAACAAGAACGACCCTGGTAAGTTCATGTTTCCGACAAGCACAGAGCTCACACAAGCTGCTCAGTTCCCCAAACAGAGCAGAACGTTTTCATTCGGAAACGCCACATCTGGCTCTCAACCACAGCAATTCCAACCCCTCTTCCAACCCCCTCAACAACCTTTCCAACCCCTCTTCCAACCCCCTCAACAACCTTTCCAACCCCTCTTCCAACCCCCTCAACCTTTCCAACCCCTCTTCCAACCCAAGCAATCTGAACAAACCGAAACGTTCTATAAACTTTTTTCTGACCCTCTAGATGGTAGCCATATAAATGCCAAACAAAAAATACCTGTAAAAATCACCAAGTTCACCAGCAATATCCCAATTGAGAAGTTACTCGCCATTCTCTCCAGTGACTCCTATGTGCGCGACGAGAATATCACTACCGTGACACAATTGAACCCGGGGTGCGACCCAAATGATATAACAAAGGTGGCTCCATTCGCTGTGGCTGCGTTTGTTGACGAAAGCGTAACAATAGCACTAACACCACTGACAAAACTGCACGTTAAGTTCCTGCAAGAACTCGTCCAGGAAACGCCCAAGAATGGGGATGATGTCTGGAATTGTGCCACTTATCTAGCCACCACGTACGGTCTACACACTGTTGTGCACAGTATTAACGAGGCGCGTCATCTGAAATCGCTTATCATCCAAAAACAACAGATTAGTCCAGAAGTCGCGTTTGTGATTGCATTGCACGCATTTGCAACCAATGACAACAAACCTCATGAAGTGATGAGTGTGAGCAAGCTCCATTCGGATACTACTGCAAAACTGGCATCAGACATGTGTATGGCCAGCTATGGGCTAAGCTGGATCCTTGAGACACAGACCCTAGACTACATTCGCAAACATAAGGACACGTACATCCTTCAACTGTAAATAAATCCTCCTCTCCTTTTCTCCATAACCTTTCGGGGTTATGGAATGATCGCTATCCTATCCTGTATAATATAAGCCTGTTTGTAACCAAAGATTGGCATACCTTATCACGTCATAGTTTCTGATGGGATATGTTAGTGATTCGAGAGATGATAAAAGATTATTGATTCGTTCGTTGTCGATAGCGCCGTTGCGTATGACCCAGAACCCGAGCACGACACCTGTTGGGTTCTTATACTTGACGTTTGGGATATATGGGATCTGGGTGAGGATGTAGTGGATATCGGGTCGCTTCAATCCTATCACTCCCTGAGATACCATCTCTTTGGCTACGATCTGTACAAAATTGGTGAATTGTTGAATTGGGTCCCGGCCGACAACGGCGTCTGATGTTCCCAACTCGCCTAATTGGTATCCCCCTACACGTTCGTATACGTTATACTCATTTTCAAATCTGATCTCTTCCTGAGGTGGTGTACCCACACTCGTGTCTCCATACATGTCTTCGTTGTATTCACTGCTTCCATAACTGGCGTAACTGTCATCATCATCCATTTTGTATGTCTTGTATTTCATTTTAACCCATTCATACCTGACTTTGTATGACCCATATACCTAGAATCGCTAGCGATTCTGATTCTTTGCTCTATACTTGGCAGAACGCGCCCTACTCTGCTCCCTCTGATACACACTCCAATCATCCTCGCTACACTCGAACCTAGACCTCTTGGGAGCTCTCTTCCTCGGCTCGCCCTTCGTGGTGAATAGATTTCTGTTCGTCTTGCTCATGTCCAAGGGTTCGGGCTCGGGCTCTTCTGTTTTTGTTTTTTGCTGTTGGTTCATCTTGTTGTTTTACGTCACGATGAACATAAGCTATTACCTGAAGGATCGTGTCACACACGTCATCTTTTTTTTTCATTTTCTCAATCTCTGCTATGATCTCCTTATGACGATCACTCTCACCCATGACACCATCCTGTGTTACTTTAACCACTGACCAAGTTTTTCGCTCTTTGTCTTTGAGTTGGTTCTTTCCAATGAAGTGTTGCGTTTTCATGTGGGCTGGTACGAACTTAACGAGTCGGTCTGGGAATAGTGTGTGTAGCGTCGACCACACGTGTTGTGCTAACCGCTGCGCGCGTGTGTTGCAGCGCATCTGTTGCTCTATGATGAATCGGTCACATGCCATGAGCCGAGTGTCTGCTCGAATGAGGGTCGATATGCGTACGCACGACTCTATGACCGTCTGATTCCTTTTGAAGATTACGTTATCATGTGTTATGTTGACGATGCTCAGGTGATTGTCTATGGTTTCTGCTACACAGTAGGCAAAGTTCTTTTCTCCGATATCGAAGCTGGCTATTAACATTTATTTGTCACTGGCTTAACACATAACCTGGTTAATTTGAATTGCAAGCTATAAAGAAAACTAACTAGTATAACAAAATGGATATCACACCAGAGTTTATCAGAAGAGTATTCAGAAAGTCAAAGATAGACACCAAGTATATGGACGTGCTCACCAATCATGAGGCGTTGGATATTTACAGGGGGGCATTCACATCCGACACGGTAGACCCTGATGTCAATTATGAGCTGTACGAGTACATGGGGGATGTGGCAGCAAATGCGGCTGTGGTGAAGTACTTCTACATAGCCTTCCCTCAATTACGAAATCCTAAACATATCAACACCCTAAACCGCCTCAAGATCGTTCACGTGTCTCGGGAGTCGTTCAGCAAAATTGCAGAGGATCTCGACTTTTGGTCTTATATCAGATATAACGATGTAATAGGTGAGAAACGTAAAAGTAAAGAGGCTTTAATGGAGGACGTGTTTGAGGCGTTTGTCGGCGCTACGGAAATCATCCTCATGAACGCGTTTGGATTGGTAGGTGTTGCTAGCCAGATCATCTATAACTTCATAGCGTCCATTTTTGAAGAGAAGGAAATCTCGTTTGCTCCCGAGGATCTGTACGATGCCAAGACGCGCTTGAAGGAGCTGTTCGAGATTAGAAAAAATGTCCCCAACCGGCTGGCTGAAAACTTTGGCGCTCCCAGGTACGTGGACGCGTCGCCACCCGCTACTGGTGTCGTTCTTAGGTTTACTAAGAGTGCAAAGGTATTCCATGGTAATGGAATCAGTAAGCAACAGTCTCATAAGATAGCGGCTCAAAACGCGATTAATTTCTTCAAAAGTCAAGGCTACAACACTGAAAAGAGGTTTAACCTCTTTTCTACATAAGTGTAAAGTGTATATATTGACCTAAAAGGATTAGTTATAGTAAAGAAAGATGAATTGTGTAAGTCTGATGAACGAGTATTGCCAACGGAAGCTGATTCCGACCCCTGTGTACAATATCATCACAACTGATGGACCCTCCCACAACCCCATCTTCACAATGAAGATGGTCGTTGATCAACAAGAGTTTGTGGCAACTGGAACCAGCAAGAAGGCTGCCAAGTGCAGTTGCGCAGCCAAGGCTGCTCAAGAACTCAATGTAGATCAGTACTTAAAGGATCGCATGAAGGTCTACAGGTATAGAATATGCACCCTTACAACAGGTGAACAATCGAACCATCTTGAGGATATTTGGAATGGAAATGCCGAAGAAGTGACGTTGGTAATCAAGCGCTATAACGAAGAGGAATATGAACTGAAGACTATCAACTTGAGAGTAGTAAAATAAATAAATTACGTTTCTATAACCACATGTTGGTTATAGAGTTGAAATATGCGAATACGGGAAGATGTTAAAAAGTAAGCATTATTCATAAAATGAACGCGACAATAAGAAAATATCTCCTACAAACCCTGGCTCCGGCGCTGAGTCAGCGGTTTAACATCAACCTGATCGACGTGCAAGATGTAATCAACACATTTGATCATGTGGCACCACCACCTACGGTAAAGAAAACAATGAAAACAAAGGACGATCTTCTCAAGCAGGCTAGAATCCTTGGATTAAAGGTAACTACCAAGATGAAGAAATGTGAGATTCAAGATATATTGGATGCAGCGACACCAGTGCAACGGCCACCGCCAGTGCAACGGCCACCGTCAGTGCACCGGCCACCGTCAGTGCACCGGCCACCGTCAGTGCACCGGCCTCCGTCAGTGCACCGGCCACCGTCAGTGCACCGGCCTCCGTCATCAGTGCAACCGTCAGTTCCGTCAGTGCAACGGCCTCCGCAACGACGATCACGACGGCCATCGCAACGATCACGACGGCGGCCATCACCACCGATAGTTCCACCTCCGCAACGTCCACCGATATTATTACCACCTCCGCAACGGCCACCGATGTCAGTGCAACAGCCAGTGCAAGTGCAACGGGCAGTGCAACGATCACCACGGCGGACCCCACTAAAGATAAAGAGTCTTGAAGGGAAGTCCTTCACGTCGTTAGCAAAAAATGTGTGGACCTTTGGGAAGCTCTTGGGCACTGGAGGATTTGGAGCTGTGTATGAAGTTGAAGGACGCTCGGATCTCGTCATCAAAACTGGGAAAGATAACTCTAAGAAAGACACGGGTCTCTTCATTGAGAAAGCGAGTTATATAAAACTGAAGGATCCTCAGGGCGATAAACATGGTATCCCCCAAGTAGTGGATTCGGGCAAACTACCTAAAGATGTGAAAGAGGATGACTATTTCATCATCTTACCTAGATTTGAGATAAGTCTTGATGATCTAAACAAGACTGGGGGGGTAAGTACTCAAGAAGGAAAAAAAGTGTTAAACGATATGCTTACTGCTCTCAAGCACTTGTCTAATAAGAAGTACCTTCACCTAGACATTAAGGCCGAGAACATCATGAAGAAGAATGGGCGTTGGTACCTCATTGATTACGGCATGGCTCAGTTATTCAATCATACCAAAGAGACGACCTTCGACCCCAGAAAGATTGGCAACGGTACACCTTGGTACATGGCTCGGGACGCACACAAAGGCCGCATGAGCAGGAAGGCGGACCTTGAGTCGTTGATCTACACTCTGGTCGAGATGCATGGGTACAAACTCCCATGGTTACGAGCAAAGAAAAAGGGTGAGAATGATAAAGACTACCTACAATACATCCTTGAAAGTAAAGAAGAGTTTTTCGCCAATTACAAAGACTTGCCAATACCTCAGGAATACAAAACCTTGATCAATTATGTAGACAAACTGCAACCCGGTGAGGATCCCAATTACGATAGCCTGATGATAAAATAAAAAGTGTAAAAATAAGGTGATTCACCCCTTCCCCCGCACTTTCCTATCCTGGGGATAGGAAAGTATACTTGAATAATAGCTCTATGAAAAGAAATTGTGTAACTAAACAATGTCACAAAAGAAGGTAACCTACATCAAACAGGACCCCATCACCCACATCCTGACTCGTCCGGATATGTACGTGGGATCCAAGGGGTTCGACAGGCAACAGGTATACGTGTACGCAAACAATGTTATAGTTTCTAAGGAAGTTAGCGTCAGTCCCGCGCTCATCCGCACATTTGTGGAGATCCTGTCGAACGCCATAGACAACATCGAACGCGACACGTCGAAGATGAGCTACATTTCGGTCGTGCTCAGCGCGACACATTGCGAGATCAAGAATGACGGGGCCGTGATCCCAATTGAACAGAATGAGATCGAGACAAGTAAGGGAAAGGAACTCATCTACAACCACTCGCTGATATTTGGCCACCTACTATCTGGCAGCAACTACGACGACAACGAGAAGCGCTACACGTCAGGACGCAACGGTCTCGGAGCTAAGCTCACCAACGTACTGTCCACATCATTCACCGTAGAAGGTGTAGACCCGAGCAATAAGGCCAAACTGGTACAAAAGTGGACCAACAACATGAGGGACACTGATGGTCCTAAGGTGACCAAGACCCCGCGCACCACCGGATACACTTCAATCAAATGGTCTTGGGATTGCGATTGGTTTGGAATGAAGGGACTTCCCGAAGACACGTTGGACCTACTCGCCATGCACGTCCTGAACGCATCGCTGCTCACGGGCCTTAAGGTGACGCTGAACGGAATCAAGCTCCCCAACAAGCTATCGGCCTACTTTGACCTCCTCGGGTGCAGCACAGCAGACCAATTGAAACTCGAGAATGAGCACTCGAGGGTGTTTGTTGTCCCGTCCTCGGAGTTCGAGGCCATCTCATTCGTGAACGGAATCCAAACTAAGAATGGAGGCAAGCACGTGACCGCTTGGGTTGATGCTGTGTGTAGGCCAGTGATCGAGAAACTGCGTGGTAAGAGCTCCTCCAGCACAACGCTGACTATCAAGGACGTCAAACCTTACTTCAAGTTCCTTGTGGTGACGCGCATCCCCAACCCCGAGTTCGAGAGCCAGGAGAAGAACGAGCTCAAGACACCAGTTAAGGCGGACCCCATCACGCCATATCAGGTCACCAAGATCATGAAGTGGTCGATCGGCGAGACACTCAAGGGACTCACGCTCTCAAAAGAGAAGAAGCAGGTGACGAAGGCCCTTGCGTCGGCCAAGCATCCCGTGATCGACGGTTATGACAAGGCTAACAACGCGGGTGGCGCCAAGGGAAAGGACTGCACGCTCATCGTATGTGAAGGTTTGTCTGCAAAGACATTCGCTGTGGACGGCATCGGCAAAGGCCTTAACGGTAAGAAGGGGCGTGACTGGTTTGGGATCTACCCTCTCAGGGGGAAGATGCTGAACACGCGCAACGCCACACCCACATCCATCAAGAACAACGCGGTCACCACCAACCTCATGAAGATCTTAGGTCTTGATTACGGCAACCCCGACAGGCTGGAGAAGCTCAACTATGGGCGCCTCTGCATCATCACAGATGCCGACGTGGACGGCATTCATATTGAAGGCCTGATTCTCAATTTTTTTCACTCCTTGTTCCCAAAGCTGCTGAAGCGCAATTTCATCATCAGCATGAAGACGCCTATCCTGCGTGTTGGCAAGACATACTATTTCGACGAGCGCAGCGCAACAGGCATGTTGCAGGACAAGAACAACAAGGTCAAGTACTACAAAGGATTAGGAGCAATTGAACCCAAGGAAACAGACTGTGTTTTTGGAATAAAAATGCTTCAGTTTGAGGAAGACAAGGACAGTGACCGGTCGTTCACAACCGCGTTCGACAAGGGTGAGAGTTTGGAACGCAAGGGTTGGCTGTCCCAATACGACCCAACAGACAAGAAAAAGCGCACTCTCGACGACGAATCTTCATTGGATATGATCAAATTCTCCATCTCAAGACATTTGAACGAGGAGCTGATAAAGTTCTTCCACGATGACTGCAAGCGGAGTATTCCGAGTGCTCTTGACGGACTCAAGGAATCACAGCGCAAGATCGTGTATGTAGCTAAAAAGCACCTATCGAAGGACACCAAGGTGGCTCAGTTCGGGGCAGACGTGGCCAGACACACCAACTACCACCACGGCGAAGAGAACCTGTTTAAGACCATCATCAAGATGGCACAGAGCTTTCCTGGTAGTAACAACATCCCCCTATTCGCAGAGTTAGGGCGCTTTGGAACTAGGCTCGAAGGAGGTGATGATGCAGCGTCTCCTAGGTACATCAAAACCAACGTTACACCCGAGTTCCACAATCTCTTCAATCCGCTCGACGACGCTCTGTTGGATCTGCGCGAAGATGACGGTGATCTAGTAGAGCCATACCACTACGTGCCGACGATCCCTCTGCTACTAGTGAACGGGTGTGTGGGCATCGGTACTGGTTGGATGTGCAACATGCCTCAGTTCAACCCCAGAGACGTGGCTGTGGCGTGCAAGTGGTGGATGTCCGATCGGGAAAAAAAGTTTCTGGATTTCGTGAAGACCATGAAGCCCTGGTACCAGGGCTTCAGTGGTGATATAGAGAAGATTGGTGAGACCAAATTCCAGACCAAGGGGACGTACACCGAGCGTAACGGCGTCATTCATGTGACCGAGTTACCGGTTGGGCTCTGGAACTCCAAGTTCCAAAAGATGTTGGATGAGAAGGAGGTCCGCTACAACAACAGGTCGACGCCCTCAAAGGTCGACTATGAGATTTTCACCGATACAAAGTTTGACATGAAGGACTTTGAGAAGAAGATGTGTACATCTCTCAATCTGGACAACATCGTGGTATTTGATAAGCACGAGAAGATCGCTAAGGTGACGCTGGTGGAATTGTTCGACATGTGGGGTGAGGCTAGGCTGGCCCTCAATCGAAAGAGGAAGACCGCCCTAATTGCGGCGTTGGACAGGCGCGCACACATCGCGGCCTGTAAGAGCGCTTTCATCAAGGCGGTGAGGAATAAGAAGATCGACGTGACCTGGGAGGAGAAGAAGATCGTAAACGTCATGAAGGCTGAGGGGACGAAGGATGAGGACATCAAGATGTTGTTGGATCTGCCTGTGAGGACGCTGACCGAAGAGCGGCGCAAGGAGTTGGAGGCGTTGATTGAGAAAACCGCGCGTGAGAGGGCTGTGCTCGTCAATAAGAGCGATGTGGATCTGTGGATTGAAGATATTGGTCAATTGGAGGGTGTCAGAAATAGAATTTATTAGATTAAAAGTAGAATGGCTGGTGGGATCTTTGTGAACAGACCTTTTTCATTCAACCTCAAATGTATTGTGTTTGGTTTTGCCCTTGTAATAGGCTATTGGGCTGCTGCGGGTGCCAAAGTGAATTTTTGGCTCTTCCCCCTCATCTTCATACTTGCGTACGTGGCAATGGCTTGGTACGACGAACTCTATAACTGCAGCGACCGCCTTAGGTCGGGGAGATATGGCGTCGTGTCTGTGGCAGATTCCATTTTTAAACCTCAATTGAGGGACAAATCACTTCCTGATTCTGCGTCTGATCAGACATATTTGTACAAGCGCAACATGCACATGTTCCATGCGTTCATCGCGATGCCGCTATTCATGTACGTGACTTACAACAGGGGAGGGGTAGCGACGCTGGCGTTTGGGCTCGCCTTACTCGGGTTCATCTATCACTTGATATCGCTGCTGACACTTACTTAATTTGAATATTTGAATATGGGTTGTGCTATCCAACATATAAAAATAAATAGTGGAAAAACATGGATGCCCAACATTTAATTTTGTTTGAACAAGCCTTGAAGCTAGTCGCAAAGGAGTTTCATAGACGAGACTCAATGGAGTCTGAGTCCACCGTTTGCAAGCATGAGGAGACGAGCGAGGAGAACGGTAAGAAAACATGCCTTGAGTGTGGCGAGCTGCTCGAAGAGAACTACATAGCGAACCATCACTCATCTAACATAGGTATGAAGAAGCGCCGTAAGAGCGAGTCCTCCATTTACAATGACATACCGTTCTACATCGAACGGTACATCAAGGACATAACAATAGAGATCTATAAGAATGCCACGAAAAGCAAGATCTTCAGGAACACGTCGAAGAAGTCAATTATCCTCGCGAGTCTTCACAGGGCATCTGCGCTCGCTGGAAACCACATATCGTACTACGACCTGTTGGACATGTTCCCACCGCTCAAGCAACACGAGGCCAACAAGGGCTTCGCCATCCTCTCCAGCAACATCCCCAAGAAGTCCGAGTTCACGCTCAGGTTCAACCAAAACAAAGAGGAGATGATCAGTATCAGCTCGAAGCTAAGAAAACTTGGCATGAATACAACTATCATGTTCAACTTGGTAGCAAACATCTTCAATCTTGTGAAGACCAAGTCGAACATCGTAAACACATCCCAACCCAACTCGATCATCTGTGGTTGTATCTACTTTTGGATTGTGTACACACGCATCTCGAAATCTGACGACGAGTTCTCAAAGATTGTCGGCATCTCGAAGATGACGCTGCTTAAAGTATACGTAGCCGTGTGCGAAGTTGTGTTTAACAACATCTTGAAAGAGTTTTTCGCGCTACTACTCAAAAACTGTATACCTAAGCCTATTGAAGGACCACCCAAGTACAAAACCATGCTCAAAAAAAACAAGAACTTGATCTACGGGCCCACCCACAAAATGATGATTCATAATCCGTTTGACCAGAACACTGTCAAAGCCGTGTGCAAGCGAAACAAAGAGCTCTATGAACTTCCACTCGACGACACGGATACCTCTCTCGAGAGCGTGCTTGAGTGGAACGTGCTGCTCGATCAACAGTACTATGGTACTTCAGACGTCTTCATGCTCTACGTCAAGATATTACACAAACCTGACAAGGACATGTACTTTGACTTTACCGATTACGACAAGAATAACGAGACAGACGGTATCGCGATCCTCAGGTCACTCCTCATAAAGCGGTTCGAGTCTGACTACGAACCCCCCGAGGAAGAGGAAGAGGAAGACGAGAATGCTGAAATGAGGAAGCATCTGCTCCCCACTCCACCAAGATCGCCTCCACCAAGAGAACTTGAAAAACAGTGATGCCAGATTTATTTAATTAACAAAGGAATGGAATTACAATGTGAAATCTGCTGTGATAAATTCACGACAAAACGTCGAAAACTCATCACATGCGATTACACTAACTGCAAGGCCAAGATCTGCCAACAATGTTTTAGACGATTCCTCTTAATGGAAGAATCAAAACAGGTATGTATGGCATGCAAACAATACATAACGACAAACTTCATCTTCACGCATACACCCCTGGCGTTCAAAACGCAGTACCTGAATAAGATTGTTACGTTAGACCTTGTTAAAGAGCGCGCGCTCTTGCCCTCAACCCAAGAGCGCCTGGACTCGCGCGTAAGAAGCAAGGTCCTGAGCAGTCGAATAGCTGTCTTGAGGATTCACCTCAAATACCATGACGACGACGAGATGATGAAGGTGTTTACGAAATCTCAAAACGAACTGGACGAATTAAAAATAAACTTTGAGGAGGACGAGGGAAAAACCACCTACAGCTTCTGCCCCATGGACACATGTACAGGTATTGTCAAATACGACCGGTGTACAACCTGCAAGAAAACCATTTGCGGAAATTGTAAAGAGCTGCTCCTTGACGAGCACGAGTGCAAGAAGGAGCAGCTCGAGACCGTTAATCTGCTCGAACGCGACACCAAGCAGTGTCCCACTTGCAACACACCCATCTACAAGATCGACGGATGCGACCAGATGTTTTGCACTAGATGTAGAACCGTTTTCTCGTGGAACACACTCAAGATCGACAGAAGCGGCATTATCCACAACCCCCACTACGATTACACGAACGTCGCAGGTGTGCTGCGCAACCCATATGGTGAAGAAGTGGACTTGAGAGAGATTATCAACCAGTCAAATACCCACAACCGGTTCATTCCGCTCGTGCTGGAGCAGATGAACGCCATCCTCCCCGTTCTAATTAGTGAAGTAAATGAGGAGGGCATAGGCATATCCAAACTAAAACTACGCGAATCCTACCTCATACAAAGAACACGAAACATCAAGAAGGCAGATGATAACTGGGTCAAACAACTAACACTCTTGTACAAGCGGTGCGAGATGAAGAAGGACCTCATCGTGCTCATCCAGCAGTTTCAAATGGAGCTAAAGGATCTTTTAATCGTAGGATATACTTACAAGAACTACGCTGTTATGTTTACCAATATCGACAAACTCATCAAAGACTTTAGTGAGAAACTACGTAAGAGTGAGAAGATTAATACGATCAAGAACAATACCACCATAACCATATACGCCGGATTAGAATGCGGGTTGATCATATAATGAGCCAAGAGCTGCTTACCAAGCTGCAAACTTACCAAGCTGCAAACTTACCAAGCTGCAAACTTACCAAGCTGCAAACTTACCAAGCTGCAAACTTACCAACTCAAAATTCTGTTACCCTAAGGGTAACAGAATCAGTGAATAGTTTAGTTTGAATAGTTGAGTAACAGAGTTAAGCGAAATGGTTCAAAATTAAGAGTGTACGGATCATGGATCAACTTACACAAATCAATACCATTCAGTTCGGCATACAGTCAGACAAGGATATCATGAACATATCTGTTTGTGTTATCGACAAGCCCACACTAACCGTTGAACATGGAAGCGTTTATGACCCAAGGCTGGGATGTGTCGAAAACAATACCAAGTGTGAGACGTGCTCGGAGACGGTGTGGAAGTGCACAGGTCACTTCGGACACATAGACCTCAACGTGCCTATCATCCTCTTCTACAAGCAGACCGTTAGCATGCTCAAACTCTTTTGCTTCAAGTGTAACCACCTGTTGTGCACAAAGGAGGAATTAGAATTGCAGGGTGTGAGGGGGTACGACAAGATCATCAACCACCTCTCTAACAAGATCTCGTTCTGCGGACATTGCAACGTGCCGCACCCGGAGATTAAGTACGACCCCAGCGACAACATCATCACGGCGGTCTACAAATTTAAGAACACCGTTGAGACTAGCGTCCTCAAACCCGAGGCCGTGAAGATGGTCTTTGACAACATACCCAACGAGGACGTCGCCATCCTCGGCGTCGACACGGAGATGTTCCACCCCAAAAACCTCGTCCTCACCAAGTTCCCGGTCATCCCAACGTGCTGTAGACCCAGGATGGTCACTGCGGACAACATCAGTGACGACGACCTCAGCATCAGTTTGGTGGACATCATCAAGGCCAACAACACCCTTCATAAAGACACCACCAATGAGAAGGCCCGGGCTATCATCAAGTTCAAGACACTCACGTACTGCGACAACTCGAGGGGCAAGGCGGTTCACAACACCAACCATAAACCCATGACAGGTATCAAGGAGCGCATCACAAAGAAGACCGGTCATGTGCGCCAGAATCTAATGGGAAAGCGCTGCGACAAGACCGCGCGGACGGTGGTCGGGCCGGATCCTACGCTGAGGTTGAATGAGGTAGCTGTTCCTACGGAAATCGCCAACATGCTCACCATCCCCGAACACGTGACGCCGCTGTCCCATGCCAGGCTCACGGAGCTGGTCAACACACCCAACAAGGCGTCCGTCGTCATCAGGAAGAACGGCACGCGCATCTCGGTCCCGACGGCCACAGTCAAGATGGGCACCTACCTCAACCACGGCGACCAGATCGAGAGACAGGGGAGGACGATCACCGTGACCAACTGCAAGATGGAGATCAAGGAGGGAGATGTCATCACCCGTCCTTCCAAGGATGGCTCTTCAAAGAAGATACCAACCATTTTACCCAAGAAGAAGGAGCTCACATTGGAGCTCGGCGACAAGGTCGAGCGGTTCCTCAATGATGGTGACTTCGTGCTGCTCAATAGGCAGCCAACGCTGCACAGGAACTCGATGCAGGGTATGAAGGTGGTCGTGAAGCCGGGAAAGACGCTGCGCGTCAACCTCGCAATTGTTACCGGTTTTAACATGGATTTTGACGGTAAAAGATTACTTGCCGTATAAGGGTGACAAAAATCATCCTTAGTAGATGGTTAAATAATATACTTCAATAGAATATATAAGATGACTTGATTGAAGTATATTATTTAACCATCTGCAAGACACCTCACAATGTCGGGAAACCCGTAAAGCCTCTAACACCACTCGTCCATTGGAAACTTTGGGCGATACCCAGGGTAATGACCTCGGGCACGGTAACAGCGTAGAGGATGACGAAATATCTGCATCTTTG